CGCGGCGTTGTTCAGATTTGCCGTCGCGGCCGCCGCGAGTGACCCGATCGCCCTCGAAACGTAGGCCCTTGAGCCTCCCTCCTCGAAGAAGGTCTGGAGCGTTTGGTGGACGTATCCACTAGATGTGTAGCCCCCGTAGATGTCCTCGAATTGGTCGAGGCTCTGAACCAGGAACGCAGATCCCTCTGGTCCGCGGGTTGTCACACCGGCGACGAAGAGCGTTGAAGTTGGCGAGATTGTCAGCGTTGACGGACCGGTGACTACCGATGTCGTTAGGATTACTCCAGGCATTTACGATCCTCCGATGCGGGGGTTTTGTTCACTACGAATAATAGCATTCGGACTGCTTTGTAAGTTACACGTTTTGAAATTAGCCATTTTTATGGTCGCTGGGCGCCGCTGGCCGGACCGCGTCCGACGGGGAATCGACTCCGATTTCTGAAGAGGTTGGTTTATCCAGTGCCTCGCCTGTCGCCGCTGCCTTTCGCGGCGACTCAACTGCTGGCCGCTTGTCAGAAACGACGGGGGCAACAGAGGCCTCTTCCGAGGGCTTGGATTTTGGGGCAGCCTTCTTCTTGGGCGTCTCGTTTCCGCCCTCGCCCGTTTGTGCGCCGTTCAATTCTAGGAGAGAACCCCTGGAGATGGCCTTTTTGACGGAGCTGCACGATTTGACGACGTATGCCCTATCCCCGGGCAGGAGCCAGTCGCCATCGTCGCTGGCGAGCACCGCCGTAGAAGTGCGGTTGATCACCAGCACATGGCCTGGTTCGGCGGGGAGGCTGTCACCGTCCGCATCGTTTAGCAAGATGAATTTTTTCATTTAGTCCTCCGGGTCGGGAATTCCGTCCTCCAATTTTACACTGTCAACACCCAAGTCAAACTCTTGGAAGTCTGCGAGCTTCTCTCGGACTATCGGCTCCTCTATCTTGAGTTCGTAGCCGACGTAGGCGCCCGCCAGGTACCTGTCCCCCTTGAGGAGCGTGAGCTCCGAGTACTCCTCCGTTATGGTCGACTCCTCGACCCTCGCCTGTCGGTCCGGGTTGCGTCTTTTCAGGCACGGGTGATCCATCAGCGCCGACCTGACGACCACTATCAGCCTGTCCCTCATCGTGGTCACGGATTTCTCCCCCTCCGTGCGCGCCCATGCGTAGGTCCTCATGTTGTAGGAAACCTCGTACTCCGGGTCTCCGTGTCTCATGTGACCCACCCTCGTGAAACCGCGACCGGATAACGAGACGGTGATTATCGTCGGCCAGACGTCCATCGTCGCCGGTTCGTAGTCCAGGTACTCGGCCGGGTCGGGAATTTCGTCGTTCGAAGCCCCCCAGTAGTTCCTGTACTTCACGAGCCTCTTCGGAACCTCCACCTTCAGGTAGTCGTTGACGAACTGCTTTGCGAACTGAGGCCCGTACATCGCCTCGAAATTTCCGACCGGGACGGGGCTCACCTGAGATCAAACCCAACCGCGGACCTGCCGACGGATATCTTCGCCACGACTCCCGCTGCGGCGGCGGCGAAGCCGGGTCTCTCGAACACGAGCCTGCGCATCGGCATCCTCGTCGTCCCGTACTGGTGCCACGTCGAGTACCTGACCTTGTTGCCGAACTCTACGGAGTCGTTCGTTATTTTGTCTTCCCTGAGTCCGACGGTGAGACTCTGGAACAAATTTCCGGTCCTCTGCATCGTGGGCTTGCCGGGGTATCTCAGCGCCTTCCAGGCTCCGTACGAGGGACTCAACGGGGCCCACCCCCCCGATGGCAGGCCGTTGCTGGTGAAGTTCTCCGCGAACATCGCCGCGACCATCGGTTTGAGAACGGCGACCGCCGGCGGAATGCACACCTTGGCGCGACCGTAAATCGTCGACAACAGGGAGTAGGTGCCCGCGAAGTGCGTGGCTCCCTCCGCTCGGTCACCCATGCCGTCGCCCATCCTGTGTATTTTGCTCTCGAGCCTTTTCACGGCGGCGACGGTCCTGAGGTAGCTCTTGTGGTTGACCTTTACGTCTATGCCGAGACTGACCCCCTTGCCCCTGGAGCCGGAGGTCCGGACGAAGTCGCGGCCGGTCGTGTCGATCGGGGCCGCCGCCCTTACCTTATCTCCGGTGCTCTTGCGAGTCCTTTTTATCTGCCTTCTCTCGGGAAACAGTTCGTCCTGCATTATCTGGCGATCCTCCTGCGCTTCAGGCTCTTGAGCGCCATGAGTTCCTTCTCGAGGAATCCCGTCTCAAGGGTTGACACCCCGCGCGTGGTCAGGTCCTTCACGCCAACGGTGTCGTCGTGCATGTTCTGCATCTCCCTGGTCGCGGCCCTCAGGATCATGAGCTTCAGGACCTTGAGCTGCGACCCGTCGAGGCCGCCCGAGTACTCGACCGTGAGCACGTCGTTGGGGAAGGCTGCGTACACCTCCAGACCCCACGGAAGGACCTTGTAGTCGGAGCCGGTCGCCTCGGCGGAGCCGCCGCTGGCGTAGGTCTGTCCTGACACGTCGTGCTTAACGGTGAAGGTCGTTTCGGTGACGGAGAGTATCTGCTTGTTCTGCAGGTTGAAATTGCTCGGGCTCGCCCCGTGGATCCTGAGGTACTGGCCGACCACGAAGTCGTTGTTGGCGACGTAGACGACGTTCGCCCCGCTGACAGATGCACCGGTGATCGTGGCGTTCCTTCGCATCGCCTCGCCCAGGTTCCTGGGTTCCATTGACGAGTTGCGGATGCCGACGCGCGTCACAGAAACGACCGGGGTGTTCCGCAGGGCGATCATTATCGGACCCCCGACCATGTGACGGATCGGATCGTTCGTTGTGTCGAGACTCCTGTCGTACATGTACCCGGACTCGCTCGGAACGCCGAACTCGTACGACGAAGTAACGTGGTCCTCGACGAACTCGTCCACGGACACCGGGCGACCGAGGTACACCTCTAGCTCGCCCTGCAGGCCCTCGAGGATCATCTCCGCGGCGTCGGTCTGCCTGTTCGTCAGGCTGATGTCCATGAAAGTTCTCAGCTCGGCGACCGAAACCAACATCTCAGCCTCTTACTCTCTGCCGCGCAGGCGCCTCAGAGCTTCCCTGGCGGCGTTGCCGGTTGTCCCGCCGCGGTTTCTCCTGCCGGCTGCGGACAGCGCATCTGCCAACCTGTTGGTGATGGACCGTATTGCCCTGCGTATCAATCCGGGCCTAGCCGTTTGCTCCGCGGGCGTGGCCGGCTCGGGGATGACCGCCTCGGCCGCCCGGGGCGCGTAAGTTGACGGGGTGTCGTCCGCCCTCACCGGTGGCATTGGGAAGGGGTCCGGCAAAGTTGACGGGAGGATGACGCCGTTCGCCCTCATTTCGGCGAGCACCCTTCGCATCATCTGCGCAAGTTGTCTCTGGGCCGTCGGACTGCCAGCCCAAAGAACGAGTTTTGGCGCCATTGCGACCTCCGGTTATGCGACTACGAGAATTTTACAACGTACTCGCCCCCGGACAGGGAGGATCATCCGTCGGCGTTCGGCGGTCTCTCGATCTTCGGCCGTTCGTCCTGCTTGGCCTCTATCGGGACCCACGCCCTCGAGTAGGTGTGGTCGGAGACCTTCCTCATCTTTATCAAGGAGCCGTCTATGAGGACTTGGAATTCTTCCGCGGTCATTCCCAGCGTTGACATCAGCGAGTTGGCGTCGTACACCCCGGAACTGATTATCGTCCTGACGAGTCTCGACAGCCTCGCGTTCAATATCTCCCCCCTCGCCCTGTTCAGCGTCACGTGCATGACCATCGCCTCTATTTCCGAGATGTTCGGCAGGACCACGGTCGGGACGAAGCGCGCGTCCACGAGCAAATTCCTGTTGGCGGAGGCCAGGGCGACCCTCTCGTGCCCGTCGACGATTCGCAGCCCCTCGCTGCCGAAGGCGACGATCGGGTGCAGCCATCCGTACCGACTCAATGAAGTGGCGAGAAGCCTCAGGTCCGGTTTCACTATGTACGTTGACCTCCACTCAGACGCTTGAAGCTCGTCCACGTCCACCAGTCTCGTGTTGTTACCGGTCACTTTCGCCCTCCTCGTTTTCCCTCATGGATATCCCGTACGCCTTTGTGCCCGGGCCCATCGGAGTGGGCGAGACGGCGGCGAATTCGTTCAGCAGCAAAATCCTGATCAACCAATGAATTGGGTAGCTTTTGGGGTCGTTGTTCATCTTCATCCTGAACTTGGCGCAGTACGCCATGGCGTACTGTCTGTGTGATTCGTCGATCATGTTGTCGTCTATGCACGCCCTGACGCCGTCCCATCCGTACCTGGAGTAATCCATGATCAATTTCTCCACGTCGTAGTCGACCCAGAGCCTCCTCTGGGCGTCGATCATCGGCCAGACCCTTTGGAGTTGGTCGAAGAAGAAAGGCTCGGTGGCCAGGAGATCCTTCATCCTCCTGGCGGCGGTGGAGTAGAGCGGCGACCCGACGCGTGTGTTGGACCCGGTCATCGCGGCGACGTCGTAGTACTCGCAGTATCTCGCGCCGTGCTCATCCACGATGAACTTGAGGACGTCGTCGGTCGTCCAGTCGTAAATGACCTTCGCCAACCTCAGCGGGAGGTTCCTCGGGGCCCTGTACGGCACCACGATGTAATTCTCGTGCAACTTCTGCACGAGGGATCTGTACCTGACCATCGATTCGTTGGCCCGCACCCCCGTTATGAACGCCGTGCGACCCTTTTTTCCCTGCATTGTCCAGTGGTCCATGTCGCCCATGTCCTCTTCTCTGCTAAGACCGAAGGACTCGGCGTTTATGGCGAAGGGCGGCATCGGGCGAACGAGCCTGCCCTCGTCCTCTCGTTGCTTTGACCAGGCCATCTCGGTCGTTCGCTTGCCCATCGACCAAACTTCCATCCCGACCGACAGGCAGTACCACTCCATGTCTACCCAGTCGTAATCCCGAACCTCCTCCACGAAATCAATGACCATCGGGCTCACTACCTCGTCGTCCCTGAAGATCGTCTTGACCGGCCCCAACCCCCTCTCCTCGTGAACTTCTTTCGCCAAATAAAGCACCGCCGTCGAGTCCTTGCCGCCGGAAAATTGGACGCACACCGTGTCGAAGGTGTCGTAGACGTGCCTTATCCTTTTTCTGGCCGCGTCCACGCAGCTCATGTCGAGATAAAGGCGTTTTCGCGGCATCAGAACTCGGCGTTGGTGTCTATGAAGTCGATCAACTTTGACGCCGTCGTCTCCCCGACGTACGCGGGATCGTTCCTGAGGTACCTGATGAAGTCGTACCATCTCTTCTGCTGAACGGCGTTGTCGAACACGAGCGTGTACTGCACTATCGCCCTCTCCCCGCCCCTGACGCCGACCGCCGTGCTCCCCCTCGTGATCGCCTCCTCCTTGTCGACCGAGTCCGTCGCGACGTAGTCAATTTCGTCATTTTCGTTTTTCGTCTCGACGATCCGTTCGTCGTCTGCGACCTGGAACGGGTTGACTATCACCGCGGGCGTGTAGCCTCCCCTGTTGTCGTTTCTGTCGTTGACGATGATGTCCGTTGTCAGCGAGGCGATCTCGAACTCGTCCCAACCGAGGCCGAGCAGCAGGTCCTGATACTCGGAGGAGATCTCCGACATGAGGTCGAGCACGACCTGCTGGTCTGTGTTGCCGAGCTCGGTCGTCCTGTTGTCGGCGAGCGCGAAGGCGTGGCCACGGTTCTCGTCCACGTCGTAGACGATCGCCGCTATTTTTGTCCATCCGAGTTTCTTCGCCGCTATCAGCTGGTGGTTGCCGGCTATGACGGAGAACTTGCCGTCGCTTGACGGCATCACGACTATTGGTTTTATCTGCCCGAACTCCCTGTAAGATGCGACGATTGACTCGACGTTGCCGATGCGCGGGTTTTTCTCCAGCGGCTTGAGGAGGTCAATGTCCATCGCCAGCCCGGCTATCGAGGAATGTATTTCCCCTGCGCCGCTCGACCCGTCGCTCACACCTGGGCCCTCACGTTTGCGTTCAGTGTCCTCAGCGCGTCAATGGACGTCCTCAAAGACAAAAGCTTCTCTCTCTTCGCTTTGACCAGCGCCTCGGAGATCTTGTAGTCGTAGTTCTCGTCGTTCATTTGGTAGTCGGCCCAGGCCTCGCGCTCCTTGATTGAGCCCTTGGCTGCGAGATAGGACTTGGCCCAGTCGGCCTTGTACTTCGCCTCCTTCTTGGCGGCGTCGGTGGATAGGGTCTCGAACGCCTCGGTCTCGCTCTCGAGCAAATCCATGAGGCGCAACAGCTCCTCCTCAACCTCAACCTGACTAATCGGGGTACTGCGAGTCACTGCACCTTCCTTCGTAGTTGTCAACGGGCGACCAGTCGACTCCGTCGGCGACGGCTCGGCTTGCCTCGGGCCAATCGTATCTTGCTTCGCCCTGCCTAATCAATGCCATTTCCTCCAGTATCCATGCGTCGCACATGTCGTCGGCGCCGGGACCGACCCACGCAATCCCCGTCCTGGCCGAGACGGCGGAAACGACCTCGCTCTTTGAGGAGTTGCCCTTTCCCGTGGCAAATTTGGCCCTCGTCGTCGGCGCCACCTCGACGAAAGGTATGTTGGCGGAGCAGAGGACGTACCTCACGACCCCGCCGAGCTCGCCGATTGAGAACGCCTGGCCCGAACGAGCGGCGAACGCGTAGCCCTCCAGGACGACCGCGGTCACGCGGTGAAAACGGACGAGCTCCATCACGGCGGTTGATATGTCGATGAGCCTCTGCGTGCCCCTGCTCTTCGGGATTATTGCGCCCCGGGAATCTCGCACCGACCACCCCGTGGACGAGAGGGACAAATCCAGCCCCATGAAGATTATTTCTTTTGTCACGAACGAAAACTACCGCGCTTGGCGGGCTGTCCCCGGGGCCTGCACTCCCCGGGGACGCGGCGCCCGATGGGGGCCTAACCCGTCGCGGATTCAACCGCCAGAACGGATCACCCCCTCCCTTGTCGAGTTACCTGCCACGATTGTATCTTCATAGCTAATACTGAAAAGGGTAATAGTTATGCGATTACGTTTTTTTCCAGCTCTCAACCGAAAGACCCAATTCAAAGGCTTTTTGCGGATATTTTCCGATTCTTTCGTGACACGGCCTGCACACGGCCATGAGATTTTTCTCTTCGAGTATCGAGCCTCCCTGCGATCTGCGCACGAGCTCGTGGACGTCCTGCGCTGGTTTGCGGATGTACGTGATCCTGCCGTCATCCCTGGCGAACACGGGGCACGCCTCGCACCATTTTCTCTCCGTCAGAATCCTTCGGACGACGGCCCGTCGCTCGACGTAGATCGACTCAGTTTTTTTGGAGCGACTCCTGAGTTTTGTTCTCTTCTTCGGGGGCGCCGAGTCTTTCGAACGCCCAGACTCCGTTGAGCGCTTTGTAGAGCGCTTCATCGGCCGGCGTCGTCTCAATGTCATACCTCAAAAGATACGTCCTGTGGGCCTCTATGGCGTCACGGCACATCTCGTAGAGATTCTCCCGGTCGGCGCCGGTCGCCCTTTGCAGCGAGATCATGCCGGCGACGTCGGAGACGCGCTTGACGACGTAGAACTTGAAGCGATCGGCCTTGGCGATTTTGCTCTCGTAGTACATCTTCGCCTCCACCCCCAGCCTCACGCCGTCCTCGCCGAGGCTCAGGTACCTCTTGTCGTCGGCGATCATGTCCTGCGTCAGGCCCTCGATCTGCCGGTTCAAATTATCCAGCAGGGCGTTGAGCGCCCTCATCCACCTGTCCAGGTTCTGCGACTGGCAGAGGAACTGCTTGTGCTCGTCCGACGCCTTGTTCTTGACTTCCTGCGCCACCATGTGCGCGAAGGCGTCGTCGCTTATGTAATGGTTCATTTTTTTTCCTTCTTCCAATACTCGCATATCGTATCCTTGAAGAAGCACCAGTTGCAAAGCTTCGTCGGTTTCGCCGGCCAGTTGTTGTCGTTGAACGACGCGACGATGGCGTCGTAGGTCTCGGTTATGAGCCTGTGCACTTCGTCCAGTTTCGATTGGTTCACGAGCCTGATGAACCGCTTGCCGTCCTTGAGGTACAGGAGCTCTACCGAGCCGATCGGGTGCTCGGACGCCTCCGAGAGTAGCGTCGCGTAGATCATCAGCTGTATGAACTTGTCGTCGACGTACGGCTCGCGCGGCGTCTTGCCGGTCTTGTAGTCGGATATGCGAACCATCCCGTCGTCGACGAACCACCTGTCGATGAAGCCCTTCACCCTGACGCCACCCACCTTGCCGTCAAGCTCCGTTTCCACGCCGCCGACCGTTATGTCCGATGGCTGCTCGACCCTGAATATGTTCTCCAGGCACCACCACGCCGACCACCTGAATTTTTGGGCTTCCCTCTCGGGCACGACGCCCTTTATCCGGTCCGCCCACTTTCCCTCGGACCACACGGACGTGCTGAGCGACCTGAGCGATGTCGCGGTCCTCTGATCGGGGTCCAGCGACCCGTAGAACGACTCAAGGACGTCGTGGACGAAGTTCCCCAGCAGGGTCGCCTGCGTCGGGGGCTCCTGCATCTGGTTGACGCGGGAGTACTTGTACTTCAGCGGACACTGCGAATACGTCGCCAGCGACGATGGCGAGACGTACTCGGGTAGCACGTATGGGAGAGGGTCCGACACGGGGCCCTACTCGGACTTGATGCGATTCACCTCGGCGACGATGAACTCGAGGTCATCCACCGACACCGAGTCGATCGACTTCGGCACGGGCTCCCCCTTCGTCCGCTCGTTCCAACGCTCGCGCATCTTGTTCTTTTGGTCGGCGTCGAGGTTTTTCGCAAGGGAAACGAAGGAGTTCCACAGGGAAACTTTGTTGTCCTGGACGGATTCCGCCTCAATGTATTGCTCGGCCTCGATGGCGTCGTCGCTGCGGGCCAGATACAAACCGACGCCGAGGGTTTGAGCGGCTTTTTTCAGGGCGTCGGAGATGGCGCCCTTGAATTCGTCGCCCAGGTCCAAAATCTGCCCCTGCTTGGTTCGCTTGATCTTTTGCCCGCCGAACCCGTCGCGCGAGATCGTCTGGAACTCCGTCATGAAATACTCGATGCGAACGTGAGCGACGACGAAGTCGGGATCGGCGGCGTCTCGCTCGCAACGAACGATCGTAAAAGACCATTTATCGACGCCGAGAACCTTGTTGAGCCTGTTGATCACCTCGCTCACGGGGATGTAGGTGAGCGCCGTGCCACCCTTGGTGACGGTCCTCTCCATCTCCTGCGGGAAGTTCTCCGCGAGGGCGTTGTACAGATTGCTGCTTTGCCCGTTCATTCCTTTGGCCTCCTGACGATGACGCTGGTTTTGCTTTCCTCGGACACCTCGCAGTACTCGTCTGCGGTCACGCCGATCCCCGAGAGCGCCTTCACCCTCCAGTACGACGGCTGCAGGTACTTCAGCATTTCCCTGCCGACCGTTTCGGGCGTCGCCGCGACCTCGCCCGTGTCGAGGTCCGTGGAGAGTTGGACGATTCGCCTCGACACCACGTCGGCGAGCTCGTCGTGCTTCCACGACTTCCTGTCGTAGGAGGTCTTCTTCTCGAGCTTCGTTCCGTCGGCGAGGACGATCTCGGGGAGGTCGGCCATCTTTTCGGCGACTATCGCCACCGAGGAGTCGTACAGCACCGACACCTCGAGCTTGAGGCGGTTGAGCTCGGACAGGTCCGAGCACGCCGATTCAACGGTCACGGAATCGTTGGCCAGGCTCTTCGTCTCCGCGTCTATCGCCATCAGCCTGCCGATGACCTCGTTCACGAGCGACGCAATCTTGCTGGTCTCGTTGGGCATGTGTTACTTACTCCTCGCTAGGTAGTTCACACGAGGATAGTGGCGGCCCTCCTAAATGGCAAGCCCAAACCTGCCAGGAACATGTATGCGCCGACGGCGGAGTCAACCTGGTCGTCGTGAACCTTGGCCTCGGGAAAGGACGAGAACTCGTCAAGCCAGTCGGTCATCCAGGGCGCCCTGATGACCCTGACGTTCCCGTTGGCGGCGGCGGCGGAGAACGGTCTCGCCCTCGTCACCTTGTCCCCGGTGGACCTTATTCCCATGAAGTCGTACCCTGGAACGACGTACCTCGAGTACTGGTCGACGAGCGCCTTGCCGGAGGAACCCGGCTCCTGCTCCATTCGAACGGACACGGCGGGCCCGTCCTCGGAGGCGGTTTGCGCAACCAGCTGCTCAACCTTGTCGCCCTTCACCCTCGCCCTCTTCACGTCGAGCACGTAGGCGACCCCGTCCTCGAATAGCATGAGGGTTCCGACAGTCCAGTCCGGGTCGGGGTTCGATCCGCTCGGCTCGGTCGCGGCCAAGTCCCAAAATCTCACGGCCCTCGCCGTCGGGCCCATCTTGGGGACCTCGCTGGAGTCAATCACCACGAACGACGTCCTGTCGAACATCGTTCCGAGCGTCGTCGCCCACCAGTCGCCTTCCTCCAGCCTTCTCCTCTCGAGCGGGTCCAGCGCGGCGAGGGCTATGCGATAGGAGTCGGCGTCAATCCCCGGGTTGTCGGTCAGCTTCGAGGGCACGAACACCCTCCCCGCATCCGTCCCCTCGACGATGAACCTCTGTCTCACCCAGTTGGGGGCGGGGTTGGAGGCCGCCCTCATCCTCAACGGCACCAGGGAGAGGGGGCCCGTTGACGGTCTCCTGAGACGGGAGAACAGGTAGCGGTAGTCGTTCTCCCTTATCTCGGTGACCTCGTCCATGCCTATGAACTGGAACTCCGAGCCTTTGTATCGCAGGTAATCGTTCTGGTTGTTGAGGTATCCGAACGATATTCTCGCCCCCGACGGGAAGGTGGCCACGTAGGTGTTGTTGTTCCAGTGCACGTTGTCGTGCGCGGCTATCCAGCCACGGAACCTGTCCATGAGCGCCCCCGGAAGCGACAGGTCGGCGAAGGTCCGCCTGAACAGGATCGCCGAGTAGCCGGGCACGTCGAGGTATTGCATGGCCGACATCAGCAGCGCGGATGATTTGCCGCCTCCCGCCGCGCCCCCGAAGAGCCCCTCGAGGCAGTTGGTCCTGAGGAAAACCTTCTGCGTCAGCGAAGGCTCCTCAGGGCAGAACATGGGTTTTATCGGCTGGAGCCACTCCAGCACCTTCTCCCAATTGACTTCTTCCATCATCGCTCCGAGCTCGTCCGGGTACTACATTATAGGTGTCGGCACAAATTCCAGGACGTAAATCCGCCATGAACAAATTCCAAGTAGCTCTTCAGAAGATGGCCACGAGACAATCAGTCGCTAACTTGCTGATGTCTTCATTTATACTGTTTACGGCAATAGGAACCTTCTTGATCAACCCACCGCTCGGCCTCATCGTATTCGGGGTCACTGCGGGGGCGGTCGGCTATCTGCTCGGCAAGGAGTAATCGTAGAAAATGGCGTGGAACTCCCGAACCAACAAGAACCTCGGAACCGACGGGACAAAGGCGCTGAATCCTGGCGCCCCGGTGGCCTACAACCCATCGCAGGTCGGCAGGCCGTACAGGGACTCGTGGGACATCGAGCGCGCATACCGCGAGGGATTTCAGAAGGTCACCTGGGTGAATCGTTGCATCGACGCGATTTCCGGGAACCAATCTCGCCTGCCCATGATCCTGCGGGAGGACAACAACCCATCGGGGAGGGTGGTCAGGAAGACGGACAGGAAGATACTGGACATCTTCAACACCAAGGCGAACATGGGGGAGAACTCGTTCGTGTTCCGCTACAGGTTGTCGTCGCAACTGCTCATGTCGTCGCGCGGGGCCTTCATCGAGAAGATCAGGGGGCGCAACGGCGAGTTGATCGCCCTCCAGTTGCTGCCACCCCAGCACACCGCCCCGATACCCGACCCGAAGAAGTTCGTGTCCGGCTTCGAGGTGGACATGCGCAACGGAACCAAGGTGACGCTGAAACCGGACGACGTGGTTTGGATCAGGAAGCCGCACCCTCTCGACCCGTACCTGTCGCTGACGCCCATGGAGTCCGCCGGCATAGCCATAGAGATAGAGAATCTCTCCAAGCTCTACAACAGGAACTTCCTGCTCAACGACGGTAGGCCGGGCGGCCTGCTGGTCGTCAGGGGCGAGATAGACGACGACGACAAGGACGAGTTGCGCAACCGGTTCAGGGGCAACGTCGCGAGGGCTGGGGCCGTGACCGTGTTGTCCTCGGACGAGGGCGTCGACTTCGTGGACACCGGACAGAGCCCGAGGGACGCGAACTACGTGCAGATGCGCCAGATACAGAAGGAGGAGATTCTCGCCGCCTTCGGAGTCCCCGAGTCCGTGATCGGCAACGCCGCCGGCCGGACGTTCGCCAACGCCGCCGAGGAGCACAAGGTCTTCTGGAACGAGACGATGCTCCCGCACCTCGAGACGATCGCTCGCGCCCTCGACGAGCTCGACGACGAGTACTACATCGACTTCGACGTTACCGACGTCCCCGTCCTGGTGCTCTACAAACAGGAGCGAGACAGGTACCTGATGAGCGAGTACCAGACCGGCCTGATCAGCGGCAACGAGTACAGGGAGGGCGCGGGGCGCAAGGTGATCGACTCCGAGCTGATGAACGCCATGCTCGCCAACCCGAACCTGACGCCGATCGGGTACACGAACAAGAAGTTCGTCCAGCAGCAGATGGGCATTCCGGGGATGGGCGGCGCGCCTGCGCCCGCAGGGGCACCAGGCGGACCGATGATTCCCGGCATGGGGCAAATTCCGCCGGTTCCCGGCGCCCCGGCAGTCGAGGGCGTCGCACCCGCCCCGCAGGAGGGCATGACGGCGGCGCTGCAGGCGGAGGATGTCGCGGCCGCGCAAGCCGGGCAGATGGGACAGGCGTCGGCGTTCGGGAACCAGGTGACCACCAAATCGCTCTGGGACGAGTGGGACGAGAAGGCGGAGAACTCGCTTGACAGGTGGACCGAGATACTGGACTCCTCGCTCGAGCGTTTCGTGGAGCGTCAGCAGAGGGTGATACTCGAGAAGGCCGCCGGCTCAAAATCCAGGAAGGCGCTGGAGGCGGGGAGCCTCGACTACGAGAGCATCTTCGACCAGAGGATATGGGACAAGCAGCTGGCCGAGGACATGCGCCCGATCCTCAGCGGGATAATGAACGACGCCGCCACGCTCGTCTCCCAGGAGGTCGGAATGCAGGGCGAAATAGACGAGAAAGAGGCGGCGGAGCACCTGAGGGACCAAGTCGAGAGATTCCAGCAGATTAACGCCACCACCGCCAAGGAGATAGAAGGCGCCGTGCTGATATCCATGTCGCTCGGCGAGGAGGAGGACAAAATGGGGATGCTCAAGGCCGCCCTGCTCGCGATATTCGTCAATTTGCTGAGCAAGCGAAAGAGAAAGATTGCCGAGCACGAGTCGCACGCCGCGTACAACGCAGGATCGTTCTACGCCGGTCGTTCGGTCGGCGCCGCGACCAAGACGTGGGTCTCCGAGAAGGATGCGAAGGTGAGACCGGAGCACGCGGGTCTCCACGGCGAAACCGTGGCCATCTACGAGCCGTTCGTTGTCGCAGGGCAGCAGATCATGTACCCAGGTGATCCGACCGCCCCGATAAATCTGACCATGAATTGCAGGTGCAAGGTGAGGTTCGGATTCTGATTTAGTAAACCTTGACGGGTTTATATAAACGGAATACTTAAACCTTGCGCCACCGAGATGAATCGTCGTTTATTATTGACCGAGGACATGATGAACCAACAAGTTTTTGAGGACGAGGACTACCTCTACAAGTCCCTCAACGGCCAGATCAACGTCGATGAGGCGCAGGGTATCGTTGAGGCCTTCGTCGCCGGCGTCGGCAACAAGGACTCCGTGGGTGACATCTGTCTGCCGGGGTGCTTCACGTCCTCCCTCAAGCGCAGGAAGCCGCGCGTCGTCTGGGGCCATGACTGGAACTCCCCGATCGGCAAGGTCCTCGAGATCTACGAGGTCGGGCCGAACGATCCGCGCCTACCGGCAAAGATGCGCAAGGCGGGCATAGGTGGCCTCTACGCGAGGGTGCAGTTCAATCTGAAGGCGGAGAAGGGCAGGGAGGCTTTCGCCAACGTTTCGTTCTTCGGCATGGAGCAGGAGTGGTCCATCGGTTACAAGACCCTGGACGCGGTGTTCGACCCGGTTCAGACCGCCAATCTCCTGAAGGAAGTGGAGCTCTACGAGGTGTCGCCGGTTCTGCACGGAGCGAACCAGCTGACGGGGACGATATCGATCAAGGCCGACGAGGCCGAGACGCAGATCAAGGAAGGGAAGGGTCCTTGCTGGCCTGGATACAAACAAGTCGGCATGAAGAAGGGCAAGCGCGGGGGGATGGTCCCCAACTGCGTGCCCGTCGATGGCAAATCGCTCGAGGACGAGTGTTGCCCTGAAGAAAAAGCGGCCGACAAACCGGCCCTGCGTGATCCCAAGGGCGGACTCACGGCGGCCGGTCGGGCCCACTTCAAGCGCACCGAGGGTGCGAATCTGAAACCGGGCGTCAGGGGCGCGGCCGACACGCCGGAGAAAATGCGCAGGAAGGGTTCGTTCCTCACCCGCTTCTTCACCAACCCGAGTGGTCCGATGAAGAAGCCGAACGGAAAACCCACGAGACTCGCCCTTTCGGCGGCGGCGTGGGGGGAGCCGGTGCCGCAGAACGCGTCGGACGCATCCGCGTTGGCGGCGAAGGGTCGTCGTCTGCTGGAGAGATACGAGAACTCAAAGAAGAAGAAGAAGGACGACGAGGATTCGATCGAGAACAAGAACCACGTCGCGGCGATCTACGCGGCCGCGAGCGCCCCGCAAAACGAGACGTTCGGGAGGGCATCGCAGCTGACCAGGGCGTTGGCCGCGAGGTTCGGCGGCCCGGTGAGGTTGGTGACGGCGGACAACGACATAGCGATCTTCGAGATGGGCGCGGGTCAGTCGACGGAGACGATGAGGGTCGCCTACCACTACGACGGGGATGAGTTCATGATCGGCACGGCTCAGCAGGTGAAGCCAGAGACCGTCTACATCCCGATAAACCAGACGACTTCCGGGCAGACCGTAGGCGGAGTCACCGCCGGCATATCCGCGCAGCACGGGCACCACGCCGGACACCAGGGTCATTGCTGCCCTGGGTGCGGACACGGTGGGAGTTGCGACGCTTCCGTCGCCCTCTCGCCGGGCGATGACCCGAGGATTGCGTTCGTAAAACTCAAGTCCCTGGGCGACCAGCTGAATTTCAAGGTGGTCCCGACCGACGGGGGATTCATACTGGAGGGGTTCGGCCTCCTCAACGAGGAATCCCAGGATTTCGTGGCGAAGAAGGTCGCCGAGGACATGGAGAAAAAGTTCCTGAATCCGATCGGGAACGTTTCCCGAAGGAGCCTTGGCGTCCCCGACATCAGAGGATTCGTCCGTGGTTTCAACGTGGACATGAACCCGCTCACCGCGAGGGACGCCGACCTCGACAGGCTGGTCCTGGAGGGCAACCCGCTCATCAACATGGGCCGCGGCATCCCCGACCCCACGCCTTTCGGTTCGGCCAACAGACCGTCTTTTGATCTGCCCGCCGCACGCGGGGACTTGGATCTCGGCGCCCCGAGGATGATGCCCGCCGTGCCCGACGTGCCGCGAAGGGAACCCGAGGAGGTCCCCGAGCCCGTCAAGCCAAAGGCGCCGCCGGTCAGGCCTCCGCGCAGGGAGCCGTCAAGGCCCGAGAGGGAACCGACAAAGCCGCCAGTCCCCGTCCCGACGAGACCCGAGAGGGAACCGGCAAGGCCGAACACCCCGGTTCCGGTTCCGGTTCCGGTGCCAACGAGACCCAGGGAACCGGTCCCGATCGGCGAGGCGAGCAACGACAATTTCGCCATAGCGGCCATGGGCGGCGGAAAGCGCACGCCCAAGCAGATAGCCGAGGCGCTGGCGAGCGTCGATTCCGAAAAACGCGAGAGCAGGCAATCAAGGATGATCCGTCTGCGCGACAGCGGGTTCGACGAGATGCGACGCCTCATGCTCCTCGACGGACCGGATGCCGGAATGGCCGATCCGAACAGGAACGGACGCCGTGGACGCGCCGTGCGAATCGATTCTGACGAAACGCTCGAGGAAGTTCTCAGGAGAAGAAGAAGCGGACAAGACATCTCGGACATGACGGAGGACATTGACCTGCCGAATCCTGGAGACCGTTCCCTCACGGACCCAACCCCTGGGGATGCAGGAATGGCGGGTCGCCCTAGAACGAGGGAGGAAAGCGCTGATCTTGGGAGAAAGATCTGGTTGGCAAGGACTCACGACAGGCTTTCGTTGGAGGAGGCTGGCCGTCGCCACGGAGTCTCAAGAGAGGAGGCCCGTCAACTTGAGCTGAGGCACCAGAAGTACCTGCGAGATCTCGGTGTCGACCATCCGAACAGGGTTGGCAGAGCGACGATCGACGACGCAAACAGTGGTCTGACCGACGCCGAGGCCGACCTTCTCCGCAGGCGCCTTGACGGCGAGATGCTCGAGGAGGCCGCCGAGCGACTTGGCACAGACAGGTTTGCCGTGAGAAGGATGGAACAGCTTGCTCTCGCAAAACTCAGGAACAGAATAGTGCAAGGTGACGCCGACGCTGGCATGGCCAGGGGCGATGGAGGCAGGGCGGTAGAAGCCGACCGCCCAAAAGCGTCACGGGTCGCAAGACCCGAAAGCCCGGGAAAGCGAAGAATAAATAAGGTTGACCCGACCTTCAGCCAGATCTACGAGTCGCTGAGGGATTCCGGCCCGGACGGGCTCACCGCACCCCAGAGATTGCGCGTGGCGGCGATGATCCGTCTGCGTGACTCCATCAACAACAAGATAACGGCGATGCGGGTCGCCGGATCCAGGAGGCGCACGTCCCATCTTGGACCGGAAATACAGGAGCTAAACGACGGGATCAAGGGGGCGCGGGAGACGGCCGCCGAGGTCGCCAGAGTCGTCGTCGGATCAAAAGACGACTTCCTCAATTCCGCCATAAAAACCGCCAACTCAAAACAGGACGACGACCTCGACGCGTCGCTCAATTTCAGGTCGTTCGACGCCCTGTCGGACGCCGGCGGAGACGTCGCCAAGGCGTCGCGAATCCTCGGCATGGACGGGGATGTTGTGCTTCTTCGGGCGGCGGCGCACTCAATGAGGCTGGCCGCCTCCGCTGGACCGGCAAGGCGGCGCATCGCGAGACTCTCCGAGAAACTCAGGCACAAGCTCACCTCTGCAGAGTCCGTCACGCTGAGGATGTGGATCAACGGAGCCTCGGACTCAGACATAATCGACAGGTTCCCGGCGTTTGCCGACGAGAGGGCCGTCGTCGCCCAGAGGATAAACGCGTTGAGGAAAATAGGAATAGATCCGACCTCGCCCGAGATGCTGTCCGAGGTCAAGTCCGGAAGGATCTTCTACGACGAGTTCGGTCTCTTCGCCGAGTTGGTGGACGACGCAGGGCAAACGACGCTGAACCGCCTGGGGGACGGACCGATGGGCGGAATGAACAAGGGCGTCCGTCGCGTGGTGTCCGCCGATTTCGGCGACGGGAGGCGCGACTACGCCGTCACGAGGACGATTTCGCGCGACAGGGCCAGCTACGGAGACGAGCTCGTGATGCTGGTTCCGATCAACGGCGACGACGAAGCGACCGTGTCCACGCTCATTGGCAGGGCGCTACTCGGGGGTGACTTGCGGGCCTCCAGCGTGGAGTTCCCCGCCGTGATCCGAAGCTCACGCGGGAGGGTTGTCGGGGTGACCGACGCATCGGGGAGGAACGTCCCCCTGTTCGGAGAGAGGTCCATAAACGCCTCCCAAGCCCTGGTGGCGACCGAGTCGGCCGCGGCGGAGGAGAGGGCGTCCGAGCTGATCAAATCAATACGCGACAACGACTCCGCGTCGAGGATAAAGATGGACCAGGACGTGGAGGTCGCCGGAAGGCGCTCGACCAGCCTGAGGCTGGCCCTCGATCACCTCCTGCAGACCGGGGATTGGATCGGTGGCGACCTCGGCGTGACCGGCCGCGTGCCGGACAGGGACGTGATGTTCTCGTTCGGACTGGACGCCGACGACGACGGGAGCCCGATCGTCCCCAACAACTCAACCCAGGACGAGTTCAACGCGAGGGCGGTCTCCGATTTCCTCAGCGACAAACCGGGCGCGACCGAAGGGGAGATCGACGACTACCTGTCTCGCGTCAACGCGTCGAGGATCGCGCAGGTCAAGAGAAAGGCCGAACTCGCGGCGAAGGAATCGGATCGTCTCCGTCACATCAGGGACTCCGCGGAGGAACGCCGTTTGCAAAGAGTGATCGACCTGGAGACGCTCGACCAGAGAATCGCAGAATCGCTCGCGGAGGAGACGCGGTTCATCTCGTCGCTGAGCGGGGAACAACTCTCCCAGCTGTCGAGGGGCCAGGGCGGGTTTGCGTATGTCGTCCACAAGGGACCGGACAGGCTCAAGGACGGAGTCCTCGACCCGAGCAAGTCGGCTGGCGTGGACAGGTCGGTCGCCGAGGTCGCTGGCCAGGGCGACACCCGCGGAGCGAACAGGCAGTACATCCAGCGCTTCGTGCAGTCCTACGACAACAAGAGACAAATGGTCTCCTCCGCCGACGACATGATGGCGAGGATTTCGCGCGGAGAACGACAGCTGACCGTGGACCAGTCGATAAGAAGGTCGCTGAAGGCCGCGTCCCCGCTGATCGCGAGAATCGCCTCCGACTCGGGTTTCCTCAACCTCGACGAGCTCCCAGAGCAGAAAATTTCCGAGGTCATCAGGGATTTGACGAGGTTCTCCGAATCCCAGCGGGACGACCTCGCGCGCTACGAGGGGATCATGGGGGCCATACGGCGGTACGGCGGCACGAACGCCGACCAGCTCCTGTCGGCGGAGGCCGACCCGATCTCGGCCCTGAGCTCACTGAACTTCTATGGCAGGTACGCCGACGCCGACCTGCCGCGTGACGTCGTGCAGTTTGAGGATGGTTTCGTTGACAACCTGACGAGGAGGTGGAATCCGACCGACGAGGAAATGCTGGAACGCTGGAACGGGTTGGGCGGAATCCGCGGCGGTGCGTTCGTGGTCCACGGCAAGAGGGATTCCCAGATAGTCAGCGGAGGCCTGCTCGGTCCAACGTCGGAGGCCCAGATAATTTCGCCACTGAAGCCGTTGGTCGGGTTCTCCACCCCCGTGAGATTGTACGGACAACGGCAGGACGACGACCCGGAGTCCCTAATCCCGATGCTCGGCCCGGCGCTCGCCGCGAGGGCGATAAAGATGCACAAGAGGGACGGCGAGATAGACATCGAGAGACTGCTCATCGACCCGGACCTAGCTCCAGACGGCTTCGTCGGTTACCCCGACGGCGCCTCCGCCGGAATGGCTTCCGCGGACACGACGGACGACGAGTCCCGGACGTACTCGGACTATCGGAATTCGTTGACGCCCCGAGGAAAATTGTTCGACGCGCGACTGAGCGGCCTACTACGGGAAGACGTCAATTTCGATCAAATGATCTTCAACGAGGACGACGCGAATTTCTTCAGAAAAACTTACTCGGAATTAGTTGAGGACAGAAAGAATCCCAGCGAAGCGGACATCTTGAGGCTCGAGGCGCTGATCGACCGCGCCGAGGCCTTCTATCTCCCGTTCCGTCGCTCGACGATGCCACACGAGCTCGAGGCCTCCGGGGCGACGGTGCTGGACATCATGGACGCCCCCGACGACGGTTCGCTCAACGAAAAAATAACGGGTTCGACGAAGTTCGTGGCCCCGAGGGAGATTGAGTCGTTGCGAGGGAACAGGAGGTTGCGCGAGCAACTCGTCGGAGTGCCGTTCTTGAATCGGACGCCCGTGTCCTTTCATTCCTCCCCCACGGGCACCGTCCCCTACATTGCGGTCAGGATAGGCAGAAAGACTTCGGACCTTGACGGCGACACTGAGTTCCACCCAGCATCCGTGATGAGGTACGTTGCGCTCACGGGGGACGGTCCGGTCAACTGGAATCACCCAAGCATGGCGCAGCCCAACAGGGCCAACGACTGGACGCCCGAGATGCTCGGGAAGCCTTTCCGCCTGCCCGACGCCGAGGCGGACTTTCATTTGTCCAGGAGGCGGACGATGGACAGGAACCTCTCGCACGTCGGCGACTCGCCCCAGAAGGTGGTGCTCGGGCTGCGCAGGAGGTACGGACTCCTGAACCCCGACATAGAACAAAACAGACTCTGGTACGACACCGGCGGGTGGCTGGTGAGTCTCGGGGCGTCTGGGAGTGAACGATTTGCCAAGCAGGGTGCGGCGCTGCCGGGTCGCGAATTCCTCACCGTGACGGAGATGACCCAGCCGAGGCAGCTGGAAGAGCTGGTGAAAAAGGCAAACGAGGCGGGGAAACCCCTCCTCCTCGAGGTGATGCAGGACATTCGCCCGATTGGAAACAACCTGCGTTCCGAGAAAATTATGGACGACATCAGGATGGCGCGCCCCCATCCGAAGACCCTTGACCACGAATACCATCCGCTGATGATTTCGAAACCGAGAATCATCAGGGGTTACGGAAACGGCTGGCCGTCCAGTGACGACTTCCAGCCCGACGAAGAAGGTCCAGCCTTCGTCGCCGGCCGGGATGCGCTGACAGGCAGGGAGATTCGCGTCCCACTGAGACAGGTTCTGATGAGCCACTCACCACCGTCCCGCGAGAGGGGGGAGTTCGATGCGATCGCCTTCGGTCGTTTCGGTTTCTCGACAGAATCGGGACCGATGGTGACAGACCGGGCAACCGAGGCCGACTCCGTCAGCGCCGGGATGTCGGGGGACGACCGGTGGAAACCGACGCCAAGCTACGGTGAAGGCAGGCGGCCAAAGTTCATATACACCGTCGTCGACGCCGTGCTCGGGGACGACAACAGACTTGATCAGTACGGGGTCGTCCGGATCGACGCGGCCTATGTTGCCGCCGGTCGTATTCCTACGAGGTACATGCTGGACACTATCTACGCGTTGCAGAGCCTGGACGCATCGATCGGTGCGCCGTACGACCACGGGTACCACTTCCTCAGGTTCGTGTACCCGAGCTCCGGGCCGACAGAAGGACTCAAGAGCGACGCGGTCAGGATGATACTCGATCCCACCATCGTCTTCGGACGGTGGAACCCTGACGAGAAGCGACTCTACATCCTTGCGCGAGAACCAGACATGTCGGGGGATTGGAACGTCGCGCTGTATCCCCTCGACGATTTTCCCACGGGACCCAACAAATACGACTGGACTCGCCGAGAACTGATAGAGCACCCAGACGTGACAAGCGGAACTCTGTCAACGTACGTTCTCGGCAGGGAAATGGGCCCTGACGGCAAGTGGCGCCAGAGGGTTTTCAACACGAGCCGGATGAAAGCGGACACTGGCCCGATGGACGAGGTTTTCCCGATCGGACCGTTGAGCGTCCCGGACCGCGTCGCTACCTGGAGCGACGGGCCGACGCCCGAGACGGAGCCGTCCGACGCTCCGAGAATCAAACCAACGGACCCCGCACCGTCAACCGAACCGCGGACGCCGAGGAAGCGACCCGCCGCGCCCTCTTTCTCCGGGGCAAAGGACGTCCCGACCGAAACCGACGACACGGTCATCGAGGACATGGAGGCTCCGCGACCGGAGGCTTTCGTTGGCGACGAGCCGACCACAATGCCCGTTGATCCCAAGAAGGTCAAGGAGGCGGAGATCGTCGACAAAACAAAAACCCCGCTGCCCACGGCCCGCGACGTGGCGATAGGCCTTGCGGCCAACGATCCCGTCGTGATCGAGGCGCGAAGGAACGACGAGGCCAAGTGGTGGCAGAAGCTCAAGCAGAAATTGCTGAGGACAAAAATACTCAAGACCTGGAACCCCGAGACCAACGAAATCAAGGACGAGAACGACAACGCTGTGCTCAACCCAGTCACGGGCAGGAAGCAGTACCGATTGCCGTTCAGGGCGGCGTGGAAGCCGTGGGGCAACCCGATCGCCGCAGACGGAACCGAGAGCGACGAGCTCGGGTTCAAGGGCTCGATGGACCTCGCCGGAGGGTGGCGGGACATTTTCAAAATCATGTCGCGCAAGCGTCTTGCGTTCGTCGACATAGAGACGACCGGAATAGTGGACGACAGGACCGGTGGTCCAGTGCAGATCGCCGTCCACGTCGTGGAGCCGGGCGGGGACTGGAACAACCCGAAAATAATCAACGTCTACATTCGACCAGAAGAGGAACTCTCGGACTGGGCCAGGGACAACCTGAAAGTCAAGATCGGCGACAAGACAATCCCGATACAGGAGGCGCTGGCTTCGCACCCCGAGATCTTCGTGTCAAAGGAGGAGGCGCGCAAAATTTTGGCGGAAGCGGTCGGCAACGACTCCGTGATCATATCGCACAACTGGCGCTCGTTCGACTCGCGGGTATGGAACGACGTGATGGGCGACCATCCCACCGAGGGATGGGTGGACACCCTTGCGCTGGCCAATTGGTTGTTCGCCGTGGACAAGGAGAGGTTCGGCGTCATGGCCAAACAGCTGAAGGAAGCCCTCGGTGCTGCCGGCGACTCCAAGGTTGCCCGCAACGCGGCCTACGACCGCCTGTCGACACCTTTCGTCGCATGGCTCAAGAAGGCCGTGAAGATTGACAAGCCGGGTGGCAAGTCGTGGGGCAAGAGGTTCCAGGAGAGGATACACGCGATCGACAGGCTTTACCGTTTCGCCACCGGACCGCTGTGGTACAAGGAGAGGTTGTCCGTAAACGGCAACTGGTGGCCGGATCCGTATGCCTCGACCAAGAACGAGGCGCTCGCCCTGTACTTCGGTCACCCCATCCTCAAGGCTCACGACGCAAACGCCGACATAGAGGCGACGCGCAGGAACCTGCTCGCCATGATAGAGCTCGGCGACAAGTGGGGCGCGGCGAGGTTCATGTTCGACAGGGACTCAAATGACCTGCTCGTCAGCAAGGAGGACGAAACGTGGGCGCTGAACTACAGTGCCTGGAAGCAAGCCCATCAGGGGATCGGTGCCCCCACCGAGAACTTGTTCGCTCCGAGGGACACCAGTGCGCCGGGCGACGCGCCGTCACCATCGGACGGAACCCGTCGTCCGGACGCCCCGGGTGGATCACCGGACGAACCGACAACCCCGAGCGAACCCTCAGCCCCCGGCGGGGGAGACAGGCCACCGGGCGGTCCTAGACCGCCCAGACCACCGGGGGCGACTCCGCGCGGCCCGACACCGGACCCGGACAGGGTGCCGAGCGGCTCCTATGGGAACGGCGTCCGGATCTACAAGGGGATCGGCGGAAAGTACGTGGAGATGAACTCGATTGCCCCGGCCACCGACGCGGAAACGGCAGCTTTTTTTGTGGCGAACTTGTTCGTTGCCCGCCAGGACGGCATAGGTTTCCAGTTCACATACGGAGTCGCTCCAGACGGAACCCCGAGGACGTACAGGCTCCTGTCGATCGAGGTTGTCCCCAAGCCCGGTTTGACACCGGAGGAGGCGAGGAGGGCAGGCATCGGTGGGTTCGTGATCCTCGGGTTGGACGCCGCCGACGGAAGACAAAAGACGTTCGACTTTGATTTGGTCAACCTCAGGGACAGGGCCTTCACGTCGGAACCCGGATTCACGAAAGTGCCTTTGCCGACCGACGTGTACGGGGGGAAGGATGAGATGAGCCTCACCAAGGACCAGTACGTCGATCTCTCCAGAAGACGCAGGTTCAACAACGACAACCGGACGACGGACGGACCCATGGCCGGTATGTCTGGTCTGACGAACAGGGACGGGTACTCCGATTCTCCGTCCTACTGGAGAGTGACCGAGCAGGACGTGGAGGCGGACCGCCTGAGCGACGCAGGTCTCGCGGAAAGACTCAGGTCCGACAAGGTGAGACTGGAGAATCTCATAAACCTCGGCCCGTCGGGCAACTCAGACGCGTCCAGCGTCCTCGACTCGATAGCGGCGACGCAGAGGGTGATGAGGATCAGATCCAACCAGGGCCCCGACCACAACGGAATATCCGTGACCAAGGCCGACTCCGACTACTCGCTCTCGGGCGACTTCGTCGGGGCCCCGGGCACCCTCGGTTCCACATATTCACTGCCGGCGAACCCGACCGAGCTGAGGCGCGAGCTCAGAAGGAACGCCGATCTATCCGTGAACCTAAACATGGCGCTGCTGTCGGACGGGCCGGGCAGGGCGCTGGACAGGCTCGCACGCATCTCGAGAATTCCGAGGGGGGAGATCGTCGCCCGACTGACCTCGCACGACTACGGAACGTACGCAGATGCGGCTTCCGAAAGGATATTCATGTCCGTGGCGGACGGTGTTCGTCGGGGCGAGAACACCCCGTCATCTCTCGGGTTGCTGGTCGATCCAGCACTCGATCTCCAGCCCGCCTCCGCAGCCGTCGTCGCCTCGTCGCGGGCGATGGGCCTCAACGTTCACGGAACTCCAGAGATGATGGTCGGAGATAGGGACAGATACGGAGCGGTGGAGCTGATTGATCTGCTGGCCGATTTCAACGAGACCGTCGGGGACCTCTTCTCGCTGGCGTCCACAAGCAACGAGACGGACCCACGGTTCAGGGTCAGGTCCAGGGTGATGAGAGGGAAACTTGCAGAGATCGCAAGGGAGGTCGGCAACCGTCACCATCGCTCGCTGGGCGCAGGCACCGATTCGTTGCAGGCGGGCGCGCAGGCCGGCATGGGCAACCCGGACCCCGACCTGCGCCGCTTGATGAGCGAGTTCGTGCGAATGGCCCCCTCCATGAATTTCGAGTCCGTCACGGACGCAGGGTTCGACGAGGATTGGAAGCGTCTCTCCGACCAGGTAATCGACGACTTCGTACGGCGGCCGGGCCGGGGAACGGAGCAGGCGTTCTCCTCGTTCGGCGATGCGCTGAAAGGCAGGGCGAGCGTTGTCGGTCGGACGATCGACCGAATAATCGACCCGAGCAAAGCCCCCATCCCGGCGAATTCCCCATTGGGACGCGAGGTGGTCAAGTCCACCGCGAAGATCCTCGCACTCATCTACGACCTGAGGTTCGGATCGACGGACATGCTCGGACTTCTGGCTTCCACGCCAGGGGCGGGCCCGGGCTCCGGAACCAGCGGGCTGGACGTTACCTACAAGATGATTGATTCCGGCGCCGCCGCGCTGTTCGCCAGGGGCGGCCGAAAGGCGCTGGTCGCGTATCTGGTGGAGGCCGTGAGCCTTGGTCTGGTGCCTGCCGGCAGGGCCATGGGGATTCTTGACAGGCTGTCCCCCTCCCCCGGGACCGCGGCGATATCCTCGGGAGCCGAGGCAGCCATGGGTCGGTCGGGCGGTTCCTCGCCGTTCGGCGACGCCGACGGAATACCGATACTGAGCGGATCAAAGTGGCTCGACGCGAGGCTGCACGCCATATACGGCTCGGTGGAATACGAGAAAGTTGCCAGAGGCATAGGCGAGCGTTTCGCCGACCTTGCCTCGCGAGACTGGGACAACCCGACCGACGACGATCTCGTTGACATCCATCATTACTCGCAGATGGTTCAACACGACGATTTGATAGAGCGCTTCACCATGACGGGTGGCGGCGCCGCCCCGAGAGGGGGAACGACCGACACTTTTTACGCTGGGCGGAGCGGCTTGGACGTCACCATCGACAAGGTGTCCGCTCTTGCCGAGGTTTCCCCGGAGAGGGTCGACGAGTTGATGTGGCGCGGCGCGCAGGTTTCACAAATAAGGAGGCTCGCCGCAATGGATCCCTTCTCGAGGGCGGAGGAGCTGAACTCCGTGCGCAGGAAGCGCGCTCTCGCCAGGCAGCTTGCCGGCACAAGCGGCGGACCGATCGGCACAGACGGGTTCTCGTCCCTCAATTTCTCCGGGAGGACGCAGCAAGAGGACTCCTTCCTTGATGAGGCACTGGCGCAGGCGCTCGACCAGGAAACGCTCTTCCTCGGCTTGATAAACGACATGAAGAGAGACGGCGGATCCGACGCTGGGATGGCCAAGCGGAATTTCGTTCCGCAGAGGTACGACATCAAACCGGTCAAGGACGGATTCGTTATCATCGACATGAGCAACAGGAACGCGGTATCGAGCCGCGTGTTCAAGAGCAGGAGGCGCGCCCTCGACGGGGCCCGCAGAATGGACGTCGGCGACAGCCGCTTTGACCCGTTCGGTCCCGAGACGCCCGACGGCGCGCCTGCGACAATCGCCGAATCGTTCGCAAATGATCCGAGGACGGCCAGGATCTTCCAGTCTCAATCGGGGGCCTCGCGGGCCCGCCTCGAAACGGACAGCAAGATCTCGTCCGACGAGAGCGGGTTACCGAGCAGACTGACCCTGTCTGGGCCGCGCGGACCGGCGGAGATCACCAAGGAGTTCGCAGCCGGGACTTTGAGGATGTTCGACAACGGGGCTTCCTCAATCCCCAATCCTTCACCGGAGGAGGCCTCGACGACGAGATTGATCTCCGGCTACGTCTCCACAAACGCAATGATCGAGACCGTGCTCGGGAGGCTCGACACGATCGCGCGAATGAGTCGCTCGAGGATTGACGAGTCGGCCGAGGAAATTGAAATGATGGTCGTTTTCCTCGGGAGGATGCAGAAGCGCAGGAATTACTTCTACAACCAGTTGATTGACAGACTCGGCGACGACAATCCGACCACCGCAACAATAAACAAGTGGCACGACGAAAGGGCCGGCATCGGGCGCGAGTCGTCGCAAATTGGGGACGGCGGGCTTCCGCGCTACGTCCTGCCAGAGGGATTGACCGACGGAATGAGTTTCAAATCACTGTCAATTGTTTAGCTAATGTCAACTTGCACTTCCTTCATTGGTAGTGCTCTACAATGGGAGGCGCCATGAAAATTTTGCGGAATCAGGACACCAAGTCGGCGACGTCAGAATACGTCCTATCGCTCGCAGAGCTCCAGGAACTGGAGGAAAACGAGCCGGATGACGACCTCCTGCTCCCGGTCCCGAAGGGGGACCGGTTCTACGCCAAGCAAGCCATTGACGACGTCCTCTCCGGTTACATGATGAGTTCCAGCGCCGTCTACGACGGCATAATCATCCACGACGCAAAGACGATCGGCCCAGAACTGGCAAAGGACTTGCGGGATGCGCTGGTCTTCGTCTGGGAGCAAAAGGCCCTCGGGGCCACCATCGGCGGCGGCAAGCCGTCGGGTGGCGGCTCCGCCGAAGACATGATCGACAGGGACGGGGACGGATACATTTACGACGGAACCCCGCAGGAGCAAAGAGTTCCGTACAAGCGCCGCGACGGCAAACCGGTCGGCGGGGGTGCTCCTGAGGGGATGGAGGCGCGACGCAGGCAGTTCGTGCGTGGCGAGGCCGCCAGGCAGGGCGTGCAACTAAACCGGGGCCCGAAACGATCGGAGCAGGAGAGAAGATTCAGGACCGAGGCGAGAGCGCGATTCGACAGGATAGCGCTCGAGGGTGAGGGATTCATTCCCGCCGACAGAATAGAAGCGGGAGATAAGCGCAATTTCGAGAACCGCATGGGTGACGTCAACGCGGGAAGAGTCGACGATCAGGGCAGAAGCGGTTTCGGTTACGGTGGGGAGCCAGCTCCGTTCAATCCGGGACAGCGAGGCAAAAGACCCGACACCTCCTTCCAGGACAACGAGGACGCCCGCAACCAAGGCAAGCGCCCCGCCGGCAGGCCCGTGGACAGGCTGCCCGGTGCAGGCGGACCAAGCGGGAGTCTCAACCCCGGACAACGAGGGGCCAGACCCGACACGTCCAATCAACGAGCGGAAGACGCTCGCAATCAAGGCAAGCGCCCCGCCGGGAGACCGGTCGACAGACTGCCAGGAGCGGGCGGTCCCGGCTACGACGAATCTTTCGGTAGAAACGAAAGTCGTCGTCAGCAGGGAATGCGTCCCGCGGACACCTCGAATCAGAGAGCGGAAACGGCTCGTCAAGCTGGGTCTCGTCCGCAAAGACCGGTCGACAGGCTTGGTGCGGCAGGTGGCCCCGGTTACGACGAATCTTCCAATAGAGCTGAGTCCGCCAGGATGCAGGGAATGCGTCCTGCCGATACCTCTTCGCAGAGGGCGGAAAGCGCAAGACAAGGCGCCGCTCGTCCGCAAAGACCGGTGGATCGTCTGACTGGTCCCGGTTACGACGAATCTTCCAATAGAGCCGAGTCGGCGAGAATGGGTAGGTCTCGTCCGGCCGACACTTCTTCTCAGCGGGCGGAAAGCACTAGGCAAAATCGCTCACGCCCACAGGGTCCTGCCGACAGAATTTCTGGCCCCGGTTACGACGAATCTTCCAATAGAGCCGAAGACTCGAGAATGCAGGGTCGTCGCCCGACGGACACCTCCAACCAAAGGGCCGAGTCATCCAGACAAGGAGCGTCGCGCCCGAATCGCCCAGTAGACAGACTTGGCGGATCCGGAAATCGCAGGGCCGACGGATCTAGCAACGCGGCCGAACGAAACAGAATGAATAGATCTCGTCCGGCGGACCGTTCTTCGCAACGAAACGAAGACGCTAGACAGGGACGCGCCGCTTCGGGAACGAGGAACGCCCAGCAGAGACCGCCCGACAGGATCGACACCTCGGGCAACAGATCTCGTAGATTCGGCAGAGGGCAAAGCGACTACCTATACGGTGGCGACGCGTAAACGAGCGAGTCAATGAACGGCAGACCAAGCGGCGGGTACACCCGCGGGAACCGTGTTATGGGTTATGATAAACCTACACAAAATAACGCAGTCAAATTGAAATATCACTGCATTGCGACGGGCGAGAAACGCCAGTTTCCGTGCGGCAGTTGCGTCAACCACAAGGGTTGCCTGGCGACGACGATGCAATACAAGGAGCGAAAACATGGAACCTGAGACCGGAGCACCAACCGTAAAGATCGGCGACGACGGTCAGGTCTTGCAGTGCGCCAAGGGTGCCGAGACGGCTGCCTGCGGCTACAAGGCCGGTGACGCCGTTTGCGCGGCGTGCGGCGCCACGGCGGTCGAGGTGAAGATGTACGGCGAAGACGGTGCCGACGGAATGATGTGCAAGGCGACCGGCGAGACGGTGATGGAACCCTGCGCCGAGTGCAAGGGCGACTGCTCCGCGATGGCCTTCAAGGGCGAAATGCCCGCCCAGTTGCTCGAAAGATTCAAGAAGAAGAAGAAGACGGGTGGCAAGAATCCGTTCGCCGAGGAAGACGAGGAAGACGAGGAAGACGAGGAGATGTCGGAGAAGGGCGAAATGCCCGCCCAGTTGCTCGAAAGATTCAAGAAGAAGAAGAAGACGGGTGGCAAGAATCCGTTCGCCGAGGAAGACGAGGAAGACGAGGAGATGTCGGAAAAGGTCGCCATGTACGGCGCCCCGCCGGCGAGAGCCTATGGCGACTTCTCTGACGACGAGGAGCTGGGAATCGTGCAGGAAGCCGACACGGAGGACGACGAGGAGCTCGACATTGAGGAGCCGGAAATGGAAGATCCCGACGAGGAGGTCTCCGGGTCGTACAGCAAAGGTGTTGGCGGACGACGGAGGGTGCCGGTAAGACCACGACGGACGAAGGGTGCCTACACCGGCGACCCCATGGACGACGAGGATTACGACGACGAGGAAGAGGAGGGGATGGAGGAGCTGTCCCTTGACGAAGAAATGGACGAACCAGGCGAAGTCGAAATGCAGGAAGACATGGAGAGATCGGGTTACATGTACCGAAAGTCGGACTATGCGAACCTGAGGCTCGCAACGATGGGCTTCAAGCAGGGCGAGATGGGGACCAACCCGTTCGTGTGCGCAATCGAGAGGAAGCTGTACCCCGCCAACTCTCCCGTGTGCGAGAACTGCCCCGGTGGTTGCGTGAAGGAGGGCGACATGCCCGCGCTCCTGGAGATGGAGGGCGTCGCCGAGGACATGTTCAGCGGCAAGGTCCTTGACTCGGGTTACTCGGACAAAGCCGACATCTTCGTCGTCGACGTGGAACGCAAGGACGGAAAGCCGGTGGAGGTGTTCTTCGACGGCACGACCGGAGAGTGCTACGGATGGCACATGCTCAACGACGAAGTCCTGAACGTGAAGTCTGGATTCCGCCCGAGCGAGATGATCGGGTTCTCGGAGGCTGCGCAGATAGCCACCAAGAGCATCAACGGCGACGTCGTGTCCGTCGAGGCAGATCTCTTCGAGGGTTTCGACAGCTACGCAGTCGAGATAGAGGGCGTGGACGGCAAGTCGTACGACGTGTTCGTGTCCCTTGACGGCGACATTCTCGGATACGACACCTACACGCAGCAGGAGGCCTTCGCCATTGAGTCCGAGGCCGCCGAGATAGCCCTCAAGCGCGCCTACGGCGACGACGTCAGGAAGCAGATGGCCGAGCGCGGCGACGCCATGGAGGACGGGGAGATGCCCATCGCAAACGACTCGGACCTGAGGAACGCCGTGATGTCGTGGCCGAGGTCCAAGAAGCGCACCGAGGCGAAGGAGCACATCATGGCGAGGGCCAGGGTCCTCGGTCTCGAAAAGTCGCTCCCAGACGAGTGGTTGCAGGAGAAGAAGCAGAACGAGGAGGCGAAGGGGGACGCCAACTTCCTCTCGAGTCTTGCCGAGTTCGAGCTGATCACCGAGGAGATCAAGTCGTCCAACTCCGAAGAGGATGAGGCCGAGCTGTACTTCAAGCGGATGTTCAGCGACGAGCAGCGCGAGGACGAGGCCAAGAAGGGCAACGCCCTACCCGACGGCTCGTACCCGATAGTCAACGAGACTGACCTCAAGAACGCGATCCAGGCGTACGGCAGGGCCAAGGACAAGGACAAGGCCAGGGCCCACATCGTCAAGCGCGCCAAGTCCCTCGGCAAAGAGGATTTGATTCCGGAAAACTGGAACTAAGGGGGATCGAGGTGACTCGCCTCGAACGACACCTGACCAAAAGCCCGGGTGAGAAGTCGCTCGGACCGACCATCGGTGGTGCACCGAGGAACCTGAATCCGTTCACTGCAAGGGACGCCGACCTGGACCTGGTGGTCCTTGAGGACATCGAGACGATCAACTTCGGTCGAGGCGTCCCGGACCCGACACCCGGCGGAGCCGCGGAGACGCCGTCTGCGCCAAGATTGAGATCGTCCCTCTACGCGAACGACGAAAATTTCGCCGTCGCGGCGATGTCCGGCCCGGATCGTCGCCGGAGTTTCAGTGAGGAGAAAGACCCAAGCGACATGAGCAATCCGGACGGTCACTTCCCGCGAGAATCCGGACCGATGTGGAAAGACACGAATTTCACGGCCCTGAACCTCGCGCCGAGGACGCGGAGAGGCGCCAGCCCGGCTTCGGTGAACACGTATCTCCACGCCGAATGGACCGAGCCGTACTGGGACGCCGTCAGGGACGACACGGGGATATGGAACTCCCCGCCACCGCCCGAGATGGAGGTCGAGCGCGCCATCTACGACGCCATGAAGAGAGAGACGATAGATGTCGGCGGGTACAACGTTCCGTTCCCCAGGCATCCGAAGGAATCCGACTACCACCAGGAGACCGACTCGACGGGTGCCACCTTCACGCACCTCCGTGCCACGCGAAGTTTCCCCTTCCGCGACAGGGAGAACTCAAGGTGGACGGACGGACACCCGTTGTACCACGCGACACCGACCGGCTCGTTGCCGAAGATACTCGCGGAGGGGCTGGTCGCAAGCGCCGAGCGTCAGTTGTGGTTCGGGGCGTCACCGACGGTGTGGAACGAGCAGTTCCCGCACAACGCCCCCCTTCGGCTGAAGTCACCGGTCAAGGGAATGTCGTTCCTGCGGATCAGCCCGACCGACGCAATGAACGAAAGGCTCTCCCTCCTCGCAAGGGTGAGCGATGTCGATCGAGCCACGCTTCCCGGCCATCTGGCGATCGATTCGGCTGGAAATCCAATCGGGCCCAGGGATTCCAGGACGCAACGGGCGGTTGGCCTCTACGGCGACGCCCTATTTTTTGACGACGTCAAGATACCGGGAGAGAACATCGAGGTCCTGAACCAGAACGGAGAATGGATCCCGTTGTACAAAACGGACCTTTCGGACGTGGTTTTTGACCCCTCGGACGGCGCCGACGCGGGCATGGGCAACGAAGGCGGCCCGAAAGGGAAAAGGATTTTCAGCAGGTTGTTTCGCGCGAGGGACCGCGGTGATTCGCAACCACCGCAGGAAGTCGTCCCGACGCCAAAAAGTTGGAAGAGCAACTACTCGAATTCTTACGGGGGAGACGAGTTTGTCAAGGGGGAACAGAGGCTGGAGAGAATAAAGCAGCAGGGTTTGGCCGCATCGGGCGAGTGGAGAAAGATCCACAACGACCACTACGACTGGTGGGCCTTCCCGATAGACCGAGGAAGCGCGTCGTTCGGCGAGACCTTCAACGTGGCGGGCGATCCGCTCGAGAGACTGAAGAAGGACCCGGAATTCCTCAGCAGCCTGGCCAAAATCATGGAGGTGCAGGCGGCCGCCCTCGGCTGGTCCCTCTACGAGGGCAAGTATTTCGACCGGCTGGATTGGGACAAGGGTCAGGATTGGAACATGGCCTACCCGACCAGACTTTGGAAAATGACCAGATCCGCCCAGATCTTCGGCCTTGAGCGGGAGTTCGAGTCTCTGCTGGACCTCCAGGAGTCCCTCGAGGCGGGGGGGATCGTGTTCGGCAACCATCGCTCCTACTGGGACAACCCGGGGACGGTGGACGACGTACCCTCGCTCGGAAAATCGTGGACGGAGAGGGAGGATGAACGAAAGAAAACACAAACGGCGAGTGGCGCCGCCAGCTGGACCAGCCCGTACCGTTCGCAGCCCGAGTATCCCAAGCAGGGTTCCGACGATTCGCAAATGACGCTCCTGGAGGAGGATCGGGCGTGGGACGCCTATGACAACTACGAACCTCCGGTCTTCCCGGTCGTGTCCGACGCCGAGGAGCTGGCCGACATCCTGTCGGAACCTGACGAGGTGATCGAGTTCGGTTACCCGTACGAGCGAATAGACAAAGAAACGAGACAGCTGATCGCCGACGACATCTTCTTCGCCGTCTCCCTGTTGATGGACGGAGAGTTCCCCGACGAGGAGTTCACGGACAGGCTGGAGTCCGCCGAACAGATGAGGCGATACGCGGACGAGCAGGAGGGTCTGTACCCGGACGACGGGGACATCCTGTACGCCCTGGCCGACGCGCTGGAGAACCCCGTCTCGTTGTACGAGGACGCCGTCTACGAATCAACCGACGGCGAGGCCGGGATGGGGCGCAAGCCGTCGCCCGAGGTGCGGGCACTCGTCGAACGGGTGGCGGAGATGCACAACGGGGGGAAAAGCGCCACGCAAATCGCCGAGGAGTTGGGGATCACGCGCTACAGGGTGCACAATTACCGAACGATTGCGAGACGACGGGGATTGCTGACTTCACCCCGTCAACGCACCGCGGCAGAAATGAATGAGTTGATTGGCGAGGCTACGAGGTTGTACAACGAGGGGAAAACCCGGCCGGAAATGGCGAGGGAAATGAATCTTCCCGTGAGCACGATCAACAACCTTCTGCAACGAGCAAACGAGCGCAAGCTACTTCGCAACTACAACCCTCGAGGGTCCGGAAACTTCAAGAGAACCCTCAGAACCCCCGGAAACATCGCCGCCGCCGCCGACAAGTACAGGCAGGGAAAGACGACAGCTCAGATCGCCGAAGAACTTGCGTTGACGGAAAGCTCCGTTATCAAACTAATTGGGGAGGCGAGACGCCTGGGGCTGGACGCGGGACCCCGTCGCTATCGAACTTCGCCCGAGCTTGAGGAACTGATGCTGGAGGTGGCGATCAAGTACGAGGAAGGAAAGCTAATGCGCGAAATTGCGCAGGAACTGGACGCCGATGAAACTACTGTCCAAAATCTGGCAAACAGGGCCGCGCAACTGGGTTTGATTCGGAGGGACAGAGTAGAGAGAGCGGGCGACGCCTCCGATGAATTGACGAAACAGATCATGGCCAAGCTCAGGGAGGGCAAGAGCCAGCGACAAATCGCGCGGGAACTGAACGTTCCCTACCATCGGGTCAACAACTTGATCAAGAGGGCCAGACGGGTTCTTGCTCCAGACCCAAGAAAGGCCAGGTTGAGGAACTCATCCGAGTCCCTCGGGGACTCGGGAGCCCCCGACGGCGAGGCGGGGATGTCCTCCCGAAAAATCCCCAAATTCAACGGAGGCCACAGCAGCAGGGGGAGGGGGACCCCGTCGGGTGACGGCAAGGACCAGGCGATGAGGGATGTGGCAGACAGCGCCATAGTTGAGTTGGCGAACGACGAGAGGAGCAGTTCGCGTACGACGCTGGAGACGCTCGGGTCGTACCGGGCCGGGAGCATGGTCGTGATGCTGGCGAGAAACGGGGAGCTCCGAGGCCTTCCACTGAGGGACGAAACCATCCAGGCAATAACGAACGCCCACGAAGACGGTGCAACGTTCGTCGTTGGGGACATGCCGGGCGTGGATTCGCAGTTCGTGGACTATTTGGAGAAAATCGGGGCCGACTACACGATCTACCATGCGGGGAGTTCGCCGAGGTTCAGTCCGCAACCGCCCGACGCGCTCGGGGACGCGCCACCCGAACTCCTGGCGCGCGCGACCGACGACGAGGCGCAGCTAAACGTCCTGTACTCGGTACCCGGGGTCGCGGCAAGCGTCAGGATGAGGAGCACCGACGGTGCGCCCGTCGCCCCGGGCAAGAACGCAATCATGAAGCCGTACCTTCTGGCTCCGCACATAGACGTGAACGATTTGGACGCGTCGGACCCGGCAATCCAGTCCCTTTCGCCGGCACTGAAGGCCGCCGGGTTGGGATCCTACGAAGTCACCGGGCACTCGTCCCCGAAGGTCCAGGGACCGGTGGTGAAGGAGTTCGCGGACAGGCTGATAGGTCCCAGTGCCGTCGCCAACGCCGTGCTCGGAACGTTCCCGACCGCGGACGAGATGCTGACGATATACGCAGTAAACGCACTCATCAGGGCGAGGGCGGAGTACCTTTCCGACTCCGTCCTCGACGCGGACCAGGTAAACGAGGCAATCCTGTTCGGAAGAGTCCTTCAATTACCCCGGAACCTGTGGGAGAAATCGCGGCTCGACCGCTCCGTATACCTCGACCCGTTCTCCTACTTCGGCGGCAAGTCCAACTTCCTCAAGGCCGTGATCGACGCGTTGCCGGAACGGGTCAGATCCGGGCTGGCCTTCTCCCCCGCCGCGGAGAGGATACCCGGCGTCACCTATCAGGACCGGTCCTGGGGGGACACCTCGCACTTCGAGAGCATCATAATCAGGGAAGACGACGACCTCTCCAGGAGGTTCGCCCCCATGGTCAGGAATCAGGCGAAAATAGTGGTGGACCACGCCAGGCGACACGACGAGCTGACGAAGAAGTGGGCGCAAACCGCCTACGACCTGATGAAGGAGGCTGGCCTGACGGACGCAGAGGTGGCTTTCGTTATCAACGAACACTGGACGAAGGCATCGAGGTTCAAACTCGCCACGGTGCAACCGGGGAGCGTGCTGGGTCACGCGGCGAGGTTGGGCGTGAAGGCGTTCTCCTCGAGGTACTCGCCGATAAACAGGGCCGTCACCAAGCGCATAGAAAGCGTCCAATCCGGGGGCCTCCGCGAGGAAGAGGATTTCGGCCTGCACGAGTTCTTCCACCACTACCTGGGCCAGGGTTTCACCAGGCACGGGGAGTACGTAGCGTTCAGGGGTCCGGCCGATCTGATCGATTCCTACCACGGGCACATGCAGTGGGCCTGGAACGACACCGGTCAGCTTGGGATGTTCGTCTCCAGGGTCATGACGCAGGAGTTCGGCCGCGACGAACAGCCCGGCGAGTCGGTCGCCGTTTCGTCGCGCGTACTCTTTGACACCATCGGCAGGGCCATCTACGACAGACTTAAGGAGATGCTCTCTTCGGCCGAGGACAGGCGAAAAATAATGGATCAGGTCTTCCCAGAATTCCACGGGTTGCCCAGCGAGGACGAGGCGAAGATCAAGGAGCTGATCCGAAGGCAGTTCGCGGTCAGGGACTTGAGCACCCGCCAGTTTGCGGATAACATGCCCATACTCAGACTGCTCACGGCGCAGGACTTGCTGGTGCCGAAGGCGTACTGGCCCTACGGGGGCGAAACCAGGATAATCGGAGGGAGCAAACAATGAACCAGAACAACAAACGAGACGACATGCCGATCCTGAGGGTCGTCGACTCCGACTCCAAGCTGGAATCCATCGGGGTGGCCCTGGCGGCGGCGGCGACCGAGGAAGCGGAGTCGCTGGCCGAAGCGCAGGAGGAATGGGACGAGATGGTCAGGACAAGGAGCGGAACCGCCGTGCGTGCCAGTAGCTAAGAAATATACGTCTATAATTGTTTGATGATTGTCACGTTCCGCCCCCCGGAACAGAGGGTTTAGGACAGATGTCGCCGATTTCGTCAAGTTTTCCGCTCAACGCAAGGCTCGTCGCCAAGCACGACAGACGCTCACTGTACGCGCTCAAGGACGGACGCCTGGCCTTCGTGGACCACGCCACGAACAGGGTGTTCTTCGACGGCGGCAGGGACGCGGGCGGCAGGACGTACGGCAGCGGGCACAACGCGGCGTGGGCCGACTCGAGGATCGACTCGATCACCCGAGCGGGCGGATCCAGCGCGTTCTTCTCGTTCAAGGCCGCAAAGTTCGGGCAGACGGCGATGCCGGTGGGCGAACCGGTGGACGAGGAACCGATGGAGGACACTCCGTTCAACAGGGCGCGCAGGTTCATACCGAAGGAATTTCTAGAGTGGTCCGCCAACTACAAACCGGGGGACGCGCTCCCGGTGATGCCCCCCGGCTACGACAAGGCGGATCACCTGGACAAGCACCCGGCGAACACCGACAACTACGCGCAGGCGGGGTTCTCCGTCGACGACGTCGTCGTTGCCTCCCTCAGGGCGATGGGCATGCCGGAAGTCAACCCAGAACTGGCCTTCATGCCCGAGCCAGGCGAGACAGAGACGAAGGGCTTGCCTCCGCTCGAGGTCAAGGGGATCCTGGGCAGGGAGATCAGGGACATGGCGCGCAACATCGCCGACTCAATACTCACCGCGAGGGGGTTGTGGAAGGACTCGCTCAACAAGATACGCTGCGGCTCGGGACCGAACGCCAACAGGTTCACCGACATATTCGGCACGGGCTGCGACGTCCCCGGGTCGGGGGTGGCGGGCAACGTCGTCGGGGCGGTCCGGGGAGCGGTTGATTTGCCGGGTCCGGCCGACGAGATCTTCGGTAGGGTCGAGGGGACGAGGGAGAAACTCGCCGATGTCGTGGAAGGTTCCGATCTTGCGGCGACCCGCGGCAGCCTGAGATCGCTCCTTGACAGGGCGTCTACTCGGGCACGCGGCGGCGACACGCCACACATAATCGGCGACAACCCGATGGACGATCACGACCCGATGGCGGGGATGGATCGGACCGGGGCAAGGTACTCGGACAGGACGAAGGGCGGCGGGATCCGGGCGTTGGTGAGTCGCAACATCCGAAAGATGCGAACGAAACGCGAGGAGAAGAGGTACGACGACGCCGCGCAGAACTACGCGAAGTGGCAGAGCTCAGACGACTACAGGTCGTGGGTCGCGGGCCTCGGGAGGGAACCGACGGCGCCGGAGAAGCTGGACAGGTTCGCCCAGTGGTCCGGCCTGAACCCGTCGCGCGTCGCGCGGAACCCGGACGGAAGCCCGGTGATGATCGACACCGGGAGGGTCGACGCCGCAGGCAACCCGATCATGGCCCTCAAGATGGAGGGCGACTCGTCCCCGCACAGCTTCATGGGCATCAACGACATCGCCGCGGGCACCGGCGGGAAGACGATGTTCGAGGCCCTCGTCGAACAGGCGCTTGACCCGGTCCACGGGGGTGGTCGCCTCGGCATGAGCGACAGGGAAAAGGCGAAAATGAAGAAGCAGGTTGAGGAGCGTCTCGAGGAGGTCGTGGCCCAGATGATCCACGCCGCCACCAGCAAGGGCGGTCCGCTGATGATCGAGCAGGTGCAACCGGACGGAACCGTCAGGCGCGTGCCCAACCCCGACCCCGAGGTGAGGGCGAGGGCCGTGACGGCGATGCCTGGTTACCTGAGGCTCAAGGGCGTGGAATTTGCCGGCGGCGATCTGGCCAACGCGGTGATGGTAACGAGCGTCAACGGTTTCGTGCAGGATCCAAGAGATTTCGCCGGGGGGGAGCGGGTGCCGTTGCTGGACGAATTTGGCATACCGAGGGTCGACTCGGCTGGCATGCCCATGTACAGACCGCTGAACCTGTCGGGTGATCTCTCGGCACAGCAACGAGGGTTTGCGATGCAAACAGGTGTCTATCCCGAGTGGCTCATATCCGGGGATTCAACACCGTTCCACTTCCAGATATCGATAGACCCGCATTTTCTGACCAGCGAGAGGTACAGGGGGGAGGTTGCAAGGGAGTTCGGCGCCCACCACCTCGGGATGGAGCCCTCCTCGAAGGCCTTCCTCGCGCACACCCTCGACCACGAGTTTAACCACGTGGACGATTTCGCGCACCGCTTGTCGCAGAGGCTCGGCTACACCAGCGAGTCGGAGTTCCGCATGAGGTTGCTGGACCAGTGGGACCCCATAAGCCAGGCCTACATGAGCGTCAGGGCGGGCAACGAGTTCGTTGAAGTACCCGGCGGCATCAGGCCGACCAGCGTCAGGGCCGGAACCATCGACCTGCGCGCCGACGCCAAACCGGGAACCTTCCTGCGATCCCAGATAGACGAACTGGACCGCATACTCAACCACCCCGACACGACGACCGTGACGACCGCAGTCAAGCAGCAAGCGCTGTGGATGTTCTACATGAACAATCTGAGGTTCGACGAGGGCATCGCGTCGGCGTACGCCAGGTTCTCGATGGACCAGGGGATGAACAAGAAGACCGTGGCGGAGAGACTCGAGACGATACGTGAGAACCTGGCAGCGCGCGGATACTCGGAGGAGACGGGAGTCCCACGTATGAAGTTTTGGGACGACATGCTGGACACGCCGACCGGGGTGTGGAACCCGTCCACGGGCAGATTTGATTTCTCGGCAGGACCGTTCCCCGCGAACCTTTCCGGCATGAGCCCGCGCGGCCAGGCCCGCCTCGACAACGCCGCCTCGAACCTGATCTACGGGTACATCGGCGGCACGTACGCCGGTACCCACGACTTCGAGTTCGTGGCGGAGCTGAGGACGCAACTCAACAGGCCCGGGGCGCTCAAGGACATCAGGGAAATGCTCGCCGACACCGAGAGGAACCCGTACGGGGTCACCGAGGAGGAGTTCTTCACCACCCTCGCGAAGTTCGTCGGTCAGGAGGAGGTCTACAGGTTGCACGGCAGGTCGGACCTCGCAAGGAGGTTCGAGGACGTCTACCCGACACCGCCACCCGGCGGCGGGGCGGGCGGGGGCGGAAGCCCGCCCACGCCACCCAGACCGCCCGGGGGAGGACTCGGCCCAGGTGTGCCGTCGTCGCCGAGACCACCGAGGGCGGACGATCCCGACGTGCCCTCGGACGCTCCACCCGCCCCGGACGGGGGATGGCTGAGGGGCTCCGCAACGAGGACTACGGCTCCCGACGGCGGAAGGTTGAGGGGTTCGGCGACCAGGCCGCCGGCTTCGAGTCCGGACGAACCCGGAGACCCCGGTGAACCTCCGGCGTCCCCGCGGTTGCGCGGGACCGCAACCAGGCCGACGATTCCGATGCGTCCGTCGGACGAAGATTCCGAAGCTCCCGGCGACGCCCCGGAGCCCGGGGCTCCGTCGAGGGTCCGTGGCACGGGAGTCAGGAGACCGACCAGGCCGAAGACCGACGACGATCGCGTGGAGACGACCGACGACGATCTCATAGAGCCGACGATCAGACCCGAAACCGACGCGGACCGAGTGTCGCCCGAAAGACGGAGGGCCGACACGGCACGGGAACGAAGGCGCCGCGAGGTCATGGGCGACGATGACGGCGACGACACGCCGACATCGGTGAGCGACCTGCTCGACGAAGGCAGGATGTGGGTCGGCGACACGCGGGATGAAAAACTCGGGAGAAGAAACACCTTCGTGGTGGAACCAGCGCGCAAATGGTATGGCGACGACGAAGAAACGTTCAGGGCGATCGTTGGTCCGGACGATCTGGGCGAGAGACAAACCAAGCTGGATCTCGAGAGGAGAAGGGACGTCTTGCGTGAGTTGCTCGCCGACGTCCCCGCGGGAACGCGAGACGAGGAATGGAATCAAAAAGAAAGAATGTTGGACCTTGCGCTCGGTGAAATCTACGCGCAGGAAAATACTCTTGGGTTGCCAGGACCAGAACGAATCAGCTACGAGGATGCGGTCAGGAAGAGGAACGCCCCGGCCAACGAGATGGCCGAGCGACGCGAATTGTTCACCGCCGAAGAATTCGACCAACTGGCGGAGACTGCGGTGCAACGAATCGAAAAAGGAAGACGAGGAAGCGATCTCGACCTTACTTCGCGTGAAACCATTAGGGAAATTCGCTCGGGCGCCAAGAAACGTCAGTGGGCCATGAGAAGGCACGCCCAGTCGAAAGACCCACAGGAGCGAAGGGGCATGGACATCTTGAGGGCCGCCCAGGAACTAACACTGATGAACGATTTGGGCGACGTGGATGATCGCCTCATGGACGAAGGACTGAAAGACTTGTCGGAACTCGCCGAACTCAACGGAACTCCCCTGTATAACGTTGGTGGCAGAAGCTTCACCCTGGAATCCTTGCTCCCCGACTGGAAACGGGACGGGACCGGATCCGCCGATCTCACCGACGCCGCGAGTCGCCTGGCGGCCCTGAACGAAAAGGGCCTGGTGTTCGGGGTTTTCACGGAGGAGGACGCGGACGATCTACTCACTCTCAGGGGGGCCAAACCCGACGCACCATCGTTCTCGGTGAGGGACGAGGCCGAATTGCCCAGGCAGAGGATCGGCGGCGACGGTGCCGATGCCGGCATGGCTGGCGGCGACAGATCCAGCAGGTGGAGCGTCGGCGTAGGAAAGAGCAGGGACGACGCCCAACGAAGAACCGACGATTTGGTCGACTACCTAGCCGAGGGGGACGGGGCGTATCAGACGCCCGAATGGTCGCGGAGTCAGGCTCAGGCGGCGAGGAACCAGGCCTACAAACAAAGACAGCGACGAGACAATCTGATCAGGAACCTGGAAGGCATTCGTAACGGAACAATCAATCTACCGGCGAACCGGCGCGAGCGATCGATCGAGGATCTACAGATCCAACTAGCCGACGCCGAGGCGAAGATACTCCAGCACGAAACGGCGGCGAGGCTGCTCGACCAGCACGCGGCGAACATAGACGACAGAGTTCGAGTGGACTCCCTCAGAACGCAAGTCGATTCGGATTTGGGACTTGACAACTTGAACCCGGTGAGCTCGCGCACATTCGGGGACGTCGACGGAATTCTCGGAATAGACGACGGAATGTTGATGGATGGCACGTTTGACGCCAGTGCCGGCATGGCGAGCGGCAACAGATCCAGCTCCCTCGGGAGGATCGCGAGGGGGAGCTTGAGGGACCGGGCGATGGCCAAGCTGCTCGACAAGGTCCTGGACAGGACCGGCGCGGACGAGGACACCAGGGATAAGGTGAAGATCGGCGTCGGGCTGGCGACGGCGTTCAGCGCGGGTGGGCCGGCCGGCGCGGCCACCTACGTGGCCGTCGAGGCCGCGAGGAGGGGTGGCAGGGACCTCGCCGAGTTCACCATAGGCGAGTTGCTGAAGCGCGGCAAGATCGACGACGAGCAGGCCCGCAAGGCCATGGCCGCCGTGGACCGGATAGCCCCCGATGGTCTGCCGGACGACGCGAAGAGGCGGCTCGGCAGGGCCTTCTCGGAGGCGGCCGACCTCTTCAACGAGAGAATAAACACCCCCGAAAACAGGAGAAGGCTCGCCGAGATGGGCGAGAACGTCGTTGATTCGGCGAGGCAGCGAGCCCGGGACCTGGGTGGGAGAGTCAGAAGACGGCGCGATTCCGACTCGCCGTTTGACGCCGATCCTGACGGATTGATTTACGAAGGGCCGAGGTTTGACGACGGACCGAACGCCGGGATGGCGCTTTACAGGCAGCAGAACGTCGTCACAACGACGAACGACCCGCCGACCTCAATGAACCCGGGAACGATAACGAGGGACGGAGGATTCCAGGCTAACACGTTTGATTTCGCAACTTACGAATTCGACGGGCCCGACGGCACGGAACGAATAATCTTCGAGGACCCGAATCTCGTCAACATGGACGATCCTTCAATTCGGGTCATCCCGAGAAATCCGTACGTGATCACCGGGGCCGACGAGTTGAGCGAAGAGGGTCGGAGCTTGGCGCGCAGGTACCATCTCGCAAAGGCCGGTTTGAGGGAGAGGAACCGTCTCGATGGCGTGAAGGACCATTACGATGTTGACGGCTACGTCGATTCCCTGCTCTACAGGGCCTCAATGGGTGACCCGGAAGCCGAAGCGCTGATTGCTGAGTTGTCGGATCTTGGCGAGCAAATTCGGGAAGAGGCCAGGGCGCGGAGAATAGCGAAAGACCTAGGGGAGGCATTCGGAGAACAAGCCCAGTCGGAGATAGACAGGTCCAGGGGTGCCGCGACGCTGAAGGCTCTGACACCCGATAAATTGGCCCTGGTCCACGAGACGAAATACGAACCAAGAGTTCTCCCCGACGGCACCCTGGAGATCCGGCCGTTGGCCGATTTTCCGACGAACCCGCCTTCCGAAGATCTCGACAACATGGACGGGAAACCGACCTACCCGAACGTAAACTACCCGCGTCACACCGTGCACTTTGGGGTTGGCGGGTTGGCCAGTGGCCACGTTCAAAGACAGAGCCCCAAGGACATTGACCCGAACCAACGGGTGTGGGTGGTGGTGACCAATTTCAGTGAGGCCATGGATGCGAATCCCGGTTCCGTCGAAACGATGCTTCTGGAAGACACGAGTCTCACCCCGAGAGCCGGGGAGGGACTGAGATTTCCCCCGGGGACCTTCAGGATCGTGGAACTCACGGGGGACAAGAAGGCGGATGCCGCCACGATAGACGGGGCGATTCTGGAGGTCGGCGGAACCCCACTCCCGGAAACCATGGACTATTCAACGTACGGCGGCCCGGCCAGGTCCCGGAGGATATCTCAAATGGCCGCCGAGTTGGGTTTCCCCGCCGAGCTGGATTCCACGCATCCGAGCTCCCTAGGCCATCGGGGCTCAATGGTTATGGGCAATTTCACCTCTCGGGCCAATGCTTACGCAACGGAATTGCCGATCGACGAAGAATCGCTCTCGATGCTCAGCGACAACAGTCTCGAGCGAATGAGCACCTCCACGCACACGTACGGCGGCGGGGTCGTTCGCTACGTGAATGATGGGGACAGGTCCATCGAACTTTTCCCGCCGGACCTACAGGAGCGAATCGACCAGGGGCTCATCAGCCCGCGCGACGCACAAAGAGAACTAATTGGCAGAGTCGAAGCCCGCAAGGCGGCACGCGCTCAATCCGCCGACGGGGCGAGCGCCGGCATGGCGAGGGGGGCGAGCGAGGAGATCTTCCTGCGACCCGACGGAACCTTCGACGTCGGCCCGGACACGGGTGGTCGCTCCGCCCTGCGACCGAGTCTCATCGACGACGAAGTCGCGGAACAGGCCATGGTCCAGGCGAGGCGGGAGGTGGTCAGCGAGGTTCTCGACAACCCGTTCGCTACCGACGGAGACTTCGGGCGCGCCTCACAGGCGATCGATCTGATGGAGGATGCGATCGGCGCGGACGCGGCCGAGCGGCTCAGGAACAGACTCGCGAGGGCTCAGGCGAGGCGAGACAGAAACATTCCCCAAATGTTGCCGGAAAAGAAACCGTACATGATCAGGCCCCCGCAACTTGGCGACGACTCGTTCGGGAATCGCGGCCGCAACGACGAAGTGGCGCGCGCCATGTCGCGCCCCGACGACCCGAGGAATCCGCCTCGCGCAGCCACGGCGAGATTGGCGCGCATGGACACCACCAACTCGTCAGTCGCGAGGGACATAACTTACGATCCGCAAAACGGAGACCTCACGGTCACCTACAACGACGACAGGGTCGTCACGTTCGCGGACGTGCCGTACGAGCGCGTGCGCAGGGCGGGTTTCGACGACCTGCCGGACGACCTGATCAGCGAACTGGAGAACGAACAGAACCAGATGCGCACCAGGCCAATCGGCAGGATGTCCGACGGCAACCGGGCCCGCAGGAACGTCTCGGGCCCGAGACGATTGCTCTCCGAGGGGAACTTCCGATCCAACGAACGACGGCAACCGCCCGGCGCTGAGCAGTTTGACGACGGACCGTCGGCCGGCATGGGCCGAACGTACGAAACCCTGGTCGGCACGCACGCGAACGTCGTCTCCAGAAAACGAGACGAGATAGCGAGGGCTCAACAAACGCTCGTCGGGATACGCACCCGCAGGAACGGGGGTTTGGTGACCAGGGAGGAGGCCGTGGCGGTCGCCGCCGCGTTCGAGGACCTGTTCTCCGGGGACATGAGGGTGCAGAACAATTTTGAGGGGAGGCTGAGAACGGAGTTGCTCAGCAACGGTCGCACCATGGTCAGGTTGGATGCGCAAGTGAACTGGGACGAGATGGTCCAGGTCCAGGACCTGACGAGCATCCCCATAACCATGCAGATAAAGTCCGCCGACGGCAAAACGATTTACGGGTACGCCTCGAGGAGGCTGGAGATAGGCGAGGACGGAATCGAGGTCCATCACGGTTCCCTCACCATCACGCCGGAGTTCCGCGGCATGGGGATAGCCAGCGAGTTCAACGCAAGGAACGAGAACATCTACAAAGCCCTCGGGGTCAGGAGCATAACGACCAGCGGATCCTCCTCCTCGGTTACGAGCACAAACAACCCGTTCGAGCACCAGGTGATCGGAACCGGCGCAACCCACTGGGCCCGCAACGGGTTCACCTGGAGGTATGATTACGCGAAACAAAAATTCATCGGAATCATAGACTCGGCATTGTCGGAGAAGCCGGGAATCTTCTCGGACGAGGAGAGGCAGAGGATATCCTCCCTGTACAAGAGGGGCCGATCCGGGGAGTTTCAGACGTCGGCGACCGCGGAAGAGCTGGTTGATTTTGAGGCCGCCGACAGATTGTTCGCCGAGGAAGGCGTGATCATCGAGTACAGGAGGGACCTGGCGCCCGCCGAGATTGCTGCTCCGAAACCTTCGAGACTCACCAGGATCGCCGACAGGCTCGGCCGGCGCTCCCGAAACCGGCGCGACGAAACGGACGGTTCGTCGTTCGGGCCGGCTCCCTGGGACCCGGATGCCGAGCTGGAGGAGGCGCTTGATGACAGGCGGGCCCGCCAAATCGCGGAGTCGCTGGCGGCGCTCGAGCGCCCGGATTGGATCAGGGATTGGGACCCGGAAGCCGAAGCGGCGGAGACGAGGAGGGCTAGGTCGGCGGCGGAGGGACCGAACGCCGCCATGAGGGGGAGACGAGGCGGCGACGCTGAAGCAGGGATGAGTGGTCTTGGCTTGCCCGAGGGCGAGGCGTTGGGGGCTGCGATGGACGAATTGAAGGATCTTAAGGTCACCCCGGAAATGATCGAGGAATCACGCAAACGGAGGAGAAAACGCAGCAGAGAAGCGCTCCTCGCCGATCCAGAACGCAGAGAAACACTGAAGCGCGTTCTTGGTGGTCGCGATCCTCTCAATCTCGACACCGATCAGATCGATGCTCCTAGACCGATTCTCAGAAGAACGAGGCGTGGAACGGAGGGAAGACTGAGGGGGGATCTAGGATACGAAGAATTGCCAGACTACGACCCCTTCAAGGAGCCGAATGGACGGTGGACCTTTGAATCGGACGGTAAGACGTGGCAGTGGAACGGCTCCGAATGGATAGATATGACAAACCCACAAACGGAGACTTCTTCAAGGCTTCGCGGCACGGGAACCAGAAGATCGGGCGGCGACGCTGAAGCAGGGATGGGTGGTGGGGGCACCGACAAACCGGTGGTCCGCACCGACGGGGAGGGAAGACCGCTCACTAGCGCTGCTTCCCCGCAACGGAGCGGAACGGCGACGGAAAACTACGAGGCGAACGTTCGGGGGATAGAGGACGACTCCCGATTAGTCCAATCGGAAATTGACGCCTTGGAGGCTGCGATAGCCCAGGCCGAGGCCACGGGGGAATGGAGGGGAGCCGACTTCGGCGTCACTTTCCGGGACGTGGAACCGGAGGCGATGCCCACCCAGGCATACCTGACCAGGACTGCGGGCGGAACGAAGAATCCAAGAAACCTGAGCGCCGAAGAAACGAAACAAAACGACGCAATATCCAGGGCAAAAACGCGACTGGCGACGGCCAAAAAAGAGCAAGAGAGACTCGCTCGCGTGGCGACGGACAAACGAACGCGCAGGGAACAGAACGTTCTCGACCTAGAGGACATCCCGGCGGAAGAGCTAGAACAACTCGTGGCCGAGGCGGAGGACATCAAGCGAGCCGTCGCGCAAAGAAACGAAGCTAGGGACAAACTCAGAAGCGACCCGAGATTCGCCGATTTGGACTGGGACCAACGAAACGTCGCCATAGACGCCGAATTGGACCGAATGGGAATGCCCGACCCGCTATCCCCCGGGGCAGGAGAACGAGCGGCCATGCACGTGGGCACCGACACGCTCGAGAACGGCGTCTTGGACCCGGGTTTTACGGCCGGCGACGAAACGATGGCCGACGGGGGCGGCAACACCGGCTTGCTGAATCAAAACCAGATTCGCAACGTCCAACGACAAAGAGAAGAAACGGCGGGAAAACTCAAAGCGGCGGAACGCATAGTTGAGGAACTCAAATCCGGCACCACGACGATAACCCCACGAGACAAGACCGAAGCCGATTTGCTCAACGGACTGACCAGTTCAACTAAATTTTCCGCCGGTCAATCTATGGATCTCGCCACGGCCAACCCGCGCGTCGATGCGGCGACCTTGTCGGGCAGAATCGCCGAGTTGCTGCGGGCCTCAATCGAAAGAGATGGCGCGTCATTGGCTAGACAGGATGCGATTCTGAAAAGGATCAGCGAAAGTCCCAAGTTCGGATACGTCAGCGCCTATCCGCTAAGACCGGAAGGAACGGTGACGGAAGGATACTTCGGTAGAAACTCGGGCAAGAAGGTTCCGGGGAACATCGGAACCTTCCTCACGGAAGTCGAGCGAAACGATCGCTTCCAGAGGACGCCCGACGGTTTCGTCAACGTGAAGGATAGACCCATGCTGTATCGCTGGCAGAACACGATAAGGGGAACCCAGTGGCTGGTGGTCGGAGGCGACGACACCGTCGTACGCGGATTCGGCAATAGCCCGGGTGACGAAGCCCAGATCCTCGGAATCAACAAACCCGTTTTCGGTTTCTCCTTTGGCAAGGCGTCGGCCGCCAACTACAGAACCGTGCTCAGCGACATAGGCATGGCCCTAGCCGCAAGAGCGGTATCGCTAAGGAGAAGCGGCGAAGAGGTCACCCCTGAATCCGTGATGCAGGCGCGCAGGAAAGTGGAGTCGTCAAGGATAATCATGCTGGCGAGAGGCGGAGCAACGATCGATGAGATAGCCCAAAAAACCGGACGAAGCTATCAATTCGTGAGCGAGTTGCTCAGGCTCGCCGGAGTCGAGGGCGGGCCCGCATGACTCGCAGAAGGATAGGTTCCAAGCGCACGAGCCGAGACTCATTCGTCGACGACAAGACCGACGCTGCCCTTTTTTCGGTATCGGAGCTCGCCGAAACCGTGAGGACGAAGGTCATGCGACCGATCGGCGCCGGTCCGCTTCCGCCACCCCATCTGGTGAGAAACGCGGACTCCGACCCGTTCATATACGAGGGAATACCGTGGATCAATAGAGGACGAGGCATCATCGATCCGACCCCGGGCAACTTGCAACCACTCAACAGAAGGCTGAGGAGGGAGGCGCGCGCAAGCATGGGCTCGCCGAGCAGGAGCAGCACCTTCCGCACCAACGCCAGAATCACCTACGGCGATTCGGACTCTCCGCTCGCCGCGATGTCGTGGGGCGAGATATCCACCCGTCAGGGGAACATAATAAACGCCGAGGACTCGCGTCAAGCCGTCAAGAAGGCCGAGACCAGGGTGGACGCGGTTCTGGGCAACAGGCCGGCGACCATGGCCGAAGCCGTGAGGAATCTCAAGCGTCTCGAGACGATAACGAACGGTGGGGCGCCGAACGGTCGAAACTTCCTGCTGGATCTCCCCTACTTCGAGGCTCAGATGCAACCGGAACTGACGACGCTCAGCCCGCGTTTCGCGGGTGACGCCACGCAGATGTCGCCGTACGACTACGGCATCTACTACGCCCTCGCGGGGAACATGATCGATTTTCCGGAGGCCTTCGAGAACGTCCATCTGGTGATGGCGACGGACAACAACCCCGACATCAAGGGCGATGACGACGGGGTCGGAGGAAGCGCCATGGTTTTCCCGATCTACACGGCGCTAAAGCCCCAGGCGCTTGAAGACAGGAGAGTCGGGGACATGGATGCCAGGTCCTCCCTAGGCGTAAAGGACATGTCCAAAATCGGCGTCGCTTTCTTCGGCAACGACGCAACCGCCTCGGGCGGGAGAATACCCGCGGTCATCCTGATGCCGATAAACAGGTCGCCAGAGCAGCAGAAGGCGACGTTCACTCCGACTGGTTTGATCGCGGCGTTCGGCACCTTCTTGTCGCAGGCGCTCGGTGTGCAGGCGCAAGCCCCCGAGATTCCTCTACCCACTCCGGAGGACACGGTGGACAGGTACCTGGACATGCTCAGGGACTGGACGAGGATATTCAAGAAAACCGGGTCGGTGCCGAGGTTCCTGATGGACGGAGTCGCCTCGAACGTGATCATGGGATACCTGCTGGAGGCCGAACAGCTGGAGGAGAGGATCTCCCAACTGAAGCAGGTGACGGGAGAAGGGGACTCGCAGGTGCGCCTGCAAATGGTCAGGGACCTGGAGGACCGGCTCGACAAGATAAACGACGAGGCGAGGCAGGCCTACGCCTACGCCGTTGCGCTCCACGAGGTTGGCCACGTCCTCGACTACGTCGGTTCCTACAAATCCTCGTCCGCGTACGCAAACGCGACGAGGGCGGCGTCGTTCGGATTGAACTCAAGCATAGAATCCACGAGGGACATCGTCGCCCTGCGAGCCTTCAGCGCGGGGGTGGTCCACCCGGCGACGCGGGACATGACGCAGGCGATGTCCAGAAAGTTCATGAAGGACACGCTCACCGGGGTCCTGAGGAACGAGGACGTGCGCAACCGCATTCCGGAGATGATTGACGACATCCAGAAAATCGTGGACTCCCTGAACGCCAACCACCAATCGATCACCCAGCTCGTACCAGGCGGCGCGACGCAAGACGTGAATGCGTGGGCGGAGGACCTGCTCAACCGTGACACGGCGACGATAGGCACCTCCACCGCCCAGGAGATAGTCCGGCCCATCATCAGCGGCGGATGGGTTCCCAATGCCCTCATTGCCAACCCGAGCCGCCTCGAGTCGCTGGCGGACTCGTCCATGGACGAAATCAAGGCGCTGGGTGCCGAGAGCGAGCTCCTGAAAGTGAAACCCCTCGGAATCACCGCGTACGACCTATACAAGTCAAACGTGGAACGAATAATCAAGCCGCTGGAGGAAAAAATAGCCAGACTACCGAGCCCTGTCGGCAGGAGCTTGGCCAAGGCCGTGGTCTCGGCGGTCGTCCACGAGGCGTACGTCAAGATGCTGCAGGGTGCGATGGAGAGCCTCGCCGAGACGCATCGGGATGCGGAGGCGAACGCCCAGTCGTACTCGTACCTGCGCTCCTGGATCAACCAGCAGACGATTGACATGGCGAATTTCCCCTTCGGCGGGCAGCGCAAGCTGATAACCGACATGTCAGCGTCCAACCCCGCCGCGGTCAGCGAGTTCATGACGCTGTACGGCACGACCCAGGGCAAGCCGTGGTTCGACGACCAGGGCAATTTCAGCGACACCAAGTACCTTCAGTACATATTCTCCAACCTGACCCAACCGAAGGGCGTTGACATAATGACCGCCATGAAAATGGTGAATTCGTGGTTCACCGAGAGCGAGACGAACGGTTGGAAAGGCCTGCCCGACGATCTGATTCAGCTGGTGCGAGAGGCGGTTCCGCACATCACCGAATACGCGGGACCAGCCGACTACAACCATGTTGTCCCCCTGCCCGTCGGGGAGTTCGCCAGCAACAAGGAGACCTACGCCGAGCTACACCCGATAATGCTCATGAAACTCGAGAATCTGATGCGCCTGCTCTCGGAGCAGGAGCGCGAGGCGGTCGAGAAGCTCCACCAAGCGATGATAGACGCCGCCAGAGGACTGATAAAATCTCAGTACAGACCTGGAGGCAGGCCGTGAATGACGAAAATTTGTTAGCAATAACCACCGAGGTCGGCCACATGACGGCAGACCAGAAACGACAGATGCTGGGCCTGGACGGCGCTACGGCGGAGCAGATCGTCAAGCCGGCGGGCGAGGAGGACGTTTTCTACGTGACCGAGTCCAACCCCGGGGCGAAAAACATGGTCAGGTCAATGCGGGAGGGCATGGTCAGGGCTGGTCGCACCCCGGAGCAGAGAATGGCCATCATGTCCGCCGTCATTCCGTCAATAGCGAAGGCCCACGCCTCGCCGAGCAAGCCGATCGACACATACTCAACCGACGAGTTGGCAGAGGAGTCGGGAATGAAGATAAGGCAAATCCAGCAAAAACTCGCGGAGATGATCAAACGTGCAAAGTAACCAAACTCACAACAAGGCCGACCCGCTCGGCGGGATAGTTCCACAGGAGCTCGTCACCGGGGACATCATGCGCGGGTACGGTCCGCGGCGAGGAAACCTGGAGCGCTTGCTTCGCTACTGGCGTCCGATAATGAAAAAGCCGGGCGGGTTCCGCAGGTGCAGGGTCATCCTCGCGGATCATCCGGAGCTTTACCCCCTGAACAACATATGCGCATGGCTGCACCACGAGACGACCGGACTGTGGCCCAACGAGGGCTGCCACCACCCCGGCATGAAAAACTGCAGGAGGAAGATGCGCGGCGTCGTGAACGGCTCGCTTTGGAGCGATGCCGATTTTGACGACCGCATCAGGAAGCTGACCAGCAGGGCGGCGAAGAAGAAGGACCTCAGGTCAAGCGGAGGCATAGACGCAGCGCCCCCGTACGAACCGTTCGTGCCCGTCATCACCGACGACGACTGGGACCACGCCTGGAAGGTAATGGACGACTTCGTGAAGATGGAGACCAAGTTCGTCGCATTCGTTTGCGACGACAACAACTGGGAGATGTTTGATTCGGATGTCTGAGGCGACGGAAACGATCGAGTGCTGCCCGAAATCCGGCGTGGTGGTGAGGACGGTGCTCCCGTCCACGGCCATTTCCAGGAACAACGTCTCGGCGCTCCCCCTGTCCGTGACCACGAGCAAGCAGAACGCCGTCGAATTCAAATGCATACAGATGGCGAAATTCGGGCCAGAGGCGATAAGGGAGGGGTCCGAAGTTCGTTTCAAGGTTGGCCTGGTCGGGAGTCAAACCGTTGTGGGCCGGGCGACGCAGGCGTTGGCCTCGGCGCTCACGCCGGGAAACATGTCCGTCGTCAGGAATCCCGGTAGGTCCGCCCTATGGTCAGCCGCCACGCCTGGCGGCGGGTCGGCACTGAGCGGCGTGGCGAATCCGCTGGCCAGGGCAGCCGCGGCGTCGGTGCCCAAGCCGGAGAGGGGTTTCAGGTGCCCGGAGGGGTTTCAGTTCGGTGGGCAGTTCACCGACAAGTATTTCTCCACGTGCGGGAAGAAGCTCTTCGCCCTCGCCTTGTCCCTACTGACTCGGGGCAGGAACATCGAGGATCTCGTCGGAACCCGTTTGCCGCGACCGATAAGGGTATCCGGAACATCGGTGGTTCCGAGGGGGGAAATCGGCCAGTTGACTTTCGTCAGGGACCCGAACATAGAAATACCAAAGGTCGGGAGTCGCAACTTCGGTGCGTACAGGGAGGCGATCAGGAACGTCTCCTCGGAAATGGGCAAGTTTGACGAAACGGTTTCTCGGTTGGTCAGGAGGGACGGGGTCGTGTTGACCCCGCTCGTTTCCCCGTCCGTGTTGCGAACCGTGCCAGACAATAGGAACATGGAGGGGGCGGCTTACGTCTCCTACGTGAAGAAGCCGCAGCAGATAGGGGGCAAAGAGCTCGGCATGTTTTCCAACAGCGGAATTGATGCGTTGGTGTACGTGCTCCCGAACGGCGGAACTCTGACGCTGAGAAAGACGAGGAACCTGAGCAACGGCGAGAGACGCAAACTCGGAAAACTCGTCGCACACGCCGAGGGAATGACCAACTCCAACGACCCGGCGGCCCGCATAGAGCACATAGCGTCGGAGATGGACGGACCCGTCTCCTACGAGCAGGCTTTCGGGGACCTCAAATCCCCGAACGACATGGTCACCGTGTCCGACCCGAAAACCAAGAAGCAGCGACAGGTCAGACGCTGGTACAGGGACTCATTCATGCTTGACGCACGCTCGAGTCAGGTCGGCTCCCGCGAGACGCAGATCGAGGACGAGGCCGGGATGATCGACGACCTGCGGTCGGCGATATCTCTCGTCAACGGCGGCGGGCAGATCGGCAACGTCTCCCCCGAACTCAGAATTCCAGCTCTAGAGATGAGCAGGTTCGCCGAGACCCGGAGGGTCAACAACAGGACGACGACCTACAAGCTCGGCAGGGATTCCATCAGCGCCATTTCGCCGTCACTGACGCACGAACACCTCGGCGTGATGACCGCAGCGGAGGTCCAGTCCCAGCTCGGCGCCCTAGCTCCGAGCGTTTGGTTTGCGGGGTCCGGCATCAGGCGACCGTACTTGATCTCGTACCCGACGGACTCGGACTCCATGGGTCGTCTCGCGAGGAACACGGGGCTGGACCTGGCGGATCCCGAGGACATGACGCGGCTGATGATCGCCGACCTACTGACCGACGTGATTGACCGGAATCCGTCAAACCTCTACACGGTCGGCGAGTACAGCAACAGGCGGACCTTCGGCGGTCCTGTCGCTTCGTCCGGCGGGGCGGGCCTGCTGCGCTCTGAGCTGCAGGGGAGGGTGGACCTGTCAAGGATCGCGCTCATGGCCGAGCTAGAGACTTCAATGTACAGGGAGTTCTTCATGAAGCTGAGGAAGGAGCAGAAGCGTCGCGCGTTGGCGTTGCTCGAGGAGATGCTCCAACGGGCCAGGATGTTCAGTTTCACGGAGTTCAAGAGAAGAATGTCCATCGACGGGAAGATGAGCGTTGCCGAACGCATCCACATGGACATAGTCGGCGCGATCTTTGATAACAGGTTGAGCACGCTTGAGGGTTCTTTGAAATTCCTAAGGAACGTGATCAATGGAATCTGACTCAACCTTCTCCAAGGTCGTTGACTCGGAAACCGGGACGACCTTCGCCGTGCTCGTGGCGTCGTCTGACGGGATTACGGCTCACGGTTCCATGAAACAGGGGGTGGAGTGGGCGACGTGGGTGAACAGGGGCGAGAAGTCAATGGCCCGGATCGTTCGCTCGCTGGACCCCTCGCTGGAGATCACCAAGTTCGTCCCACTCAACGAGGAGAACATTCTCCTGAAGTCGTCGTCCTTCGGCACCACGACCGCAAAGGAGCTGAGGGTGCATCTCGAGAGAAAATCGCTGGGCGAGGACCTGACGAAGGCCGCGGATCCCACCAACCCGCCCCAAAAAACGAACCCCGAGGGGGTGGATGAGCACCAGCCGGAACCGGAGTACGAGTCGCTCAGTTCCTGGATGATGTCGGACGTGGCGGTCAGCGAGTTTGACGTGCAGATAAAGCAGACGGCCGTGCACTTCAAGGCAATGCAGTTCATGCGAAACAGGAGGTTCTCGTCTTTCCTGTTGTCGGTTAAACAGACGAACGCGTCGCTCGTGAACGGTAGTTGGGCGACGCGCCCGTCCCTCGCCCCCGCCATGGGCGACGTGCTCAATTCGTACGACCGAAAGACGAAGTTGCACGCCTCGGAGTCGCTCGGGTTGTCTGGGTACTTCAACAAGGCCTTGCCGATCGGCATGCGACAGCTGCCGCCGCCGCACCTCGTCAGAAACGCAGACAACGACGCCTACATCTACGAGGGAATCCCGTGGATCAACAGGGGCCGCGGGATACTCGATCCCACACCTGGCAACGCCGCCAGCGCCATCAGGAGTGGGGTCAGGGCCTTCGGCGGGAGAATGACCGACATAGTCGACAGGACGAACAGGATTTCAAGACTGACCCGGAACGACGCCGAGAGGATGCGTCGTCTCGATCTGGTGCCGGCATCCAACGACATCGCCTCGTTGCTGCCGCAGGGCGAGGAAACTAGAGCCGCCATGGGCAGGATGCGCAGGAGACTGGCCAGTCTCGCTGACTCCGTCGCGCCGTCCGAAAGGACGAGGGGGGACGGCGAAGAGGTCCTGACGAGAAGGCAGGCGAGGCGCAACGAAGAGGCCCTCGCGAGGGCCGGAATCAACCCCAGCGCAACAAGCTCACCCGACGAAGAGACCGCATCCGCCGGCATGAGGAAGGTGACCGGCGACGATCCGCAGGTGCCCGAAGTCGTCAATCTTTCCGAGAGAAGAAACGCGCAACCCGACACGGAACTGACCGGGCTCGAAGAGACGGAATCCGGCAGGGTCGAGAGAGGCGCAAAACCCAGGTCCGACGGCAACGGGATGCTGAAGAACCTCCTGTCGAGACTCTCGAGGGGGTCAAAGCGAATCAATTCAGCAGATTCGCCCAACCCGCCAGAACTGGATGAGAGCGACGATTTGCCCGACTACGACGGTCCGCAGGTCGTGAAAGTATCCGATGATCCATGGCAAATGGATCCGGCGACGAGGGACATGCTTTTGGCGGCACTGAAGGACGCCGTTCCGGCGGGGACGTACGCCACCTTCAGCTCGAGATTCGGGGAGGACGACCTGGACTGGCCCAATTTTTCGCCATCCGAGCAGTCGTCGCTGTTGCGCGAGCTGGGGTACCGCCGCGACGAATTGCTCGACATCGTAACGGAGCTGATGACTCCCGAGTTTTCGGCAGACAAGGACTACAGAAGCGACGGGGTCGTCACCCCGGAATCGGTCATTGAGGCGATCCGGAATGACTTCGTGTCGTTGAGGTCGGGCGGAGTGAACCTGTACGCCGACGTGATGGCGCTCGTGGCGATCAACGACATCCTCTCCTCGAAGGACCACGAAACAGAGGCAAGGGCGTCCGCATGGAGGATGATTGACAACAGGAACAGGAGCGTCGTGTCCAGGAGGGCGGACATTCAGCGCAGGGACGTGAGGGAGGCGAGCTCCAGCAGAATTTCTGGGCCGGTCGGAGAAAGGACCGTGATCTCACAAACGGGGGGTCGGGGGTCCGACTCTTCGGTCCGCCGGGTCGCCCTCAGCAAGCTGAACCCGAGGGTTCTGGTCCTTGCCACGGTTCCCGTCGCCCCCGGCAGGTTGCTGAGCGACTACTCGGACGAAGAAAGGGCCGCGCTGCTCTCCAGCGCGACGCAGATGAGGGCTTCGATAGCCGAGCACCTCGCGAGGAAGATGGGTCTGCCGAGCGACACAGAACTATCCGAGGACGTCATAGCGAACTGGATGGCCAACAACTCGGACACGGACGGGTCAAAAATAGGCGTGTTCGCCCACAACCTCATCGTCCTCGACGATCTCGCAATCGCAGTCAATTCTGGCAAGCCGGGGAACGACGAATGGAACGCCCTGACCATGCCCGCGAGAGACAAGATAATCAGCAACGCAAACGTCGGATCGCGACCCGAGGTCGCAAAGACCAACCAAAGCCAGCGACGCCGCGGGCGGCCGACGAAATCGCCGGCTCCGCCACTTCCGCCGACCCCGCCAAACCAGACACCGCCGCAAACACCGGCAGGTCGCACGCGCCCGCAGATCGGAATGACTCCGCCGAAGAACCGGATCGCCGACTGGCAAGACCCAACGCAGCCGGTCCCGGAAACGGTGGACGCCTCAACGCAGATGGTCACGATCGCCGGCGAGGACGGAGCGGAGAAGCAGGTCTTGCTCAGCTCCCTCGGCAGGCCGAACCAGTATGACTTCTCCAACACCGTTTCGGTCAAGGGGATTTCGTACGTAATGGAGAACCAGACCGGCCTGTACAGGGACCCGGTGACCGGGTTGTTCCTCGACGACTACAGCGGCATCCCGATAACCCTCGGCAAAACGGTCCCCCGGCCCAGGGAACTGGAACAGGTGAACCAGAAGAGGGGCGCACCGACGGTCAGCTACCCATCCATCCAATTGTCCGAAAAAAACAGCCAAAGCAGGGCGGGCCTAAATGGCGAAATGACCATGTTGGAGGCGTTCGCGCAGGTTTTTGGTTTGGACAAGGGGGACGCCGAGTCGCTGAAGCGCACCAAGCTATTCCTCGCCCCAGGCGTGTCGCCAGGGACGTCCATGGAAACGTTCCGTCAGGCGGCGCTCCTGTTCCTGATGACGAAACTCACCGGCGACGACATACCGAAAGGCGAGAGGCCCAACATCATGTTCCTCGACGTCGTAGACATCCCGGAAGGCTCGGACCTCATCGAGTCCTACCTGAGGCACGTAGGACGGGAGGAAGTCGCCGCGGCGTACGTCGCCGGGGGCAGGGATCCAAATTTCCTTGAAATAGACAGCACAAATGGGGACAATGCAAGGCAGGCGGCGAACCTAACGGCTCAACAGATCGCCCCGCCGCACTTGGCGGCTGCGACGAAAAAGCGCGACCGGTGGTCCAGGCACAGAACCCTCAACCACATCTTCGGCAGGGGCGAGAACGATGATGACGCGCTGGTACCGGGCCTCTCCGAGACCGACAAGCCTCGGGTCGGAAAATTCATCTACGTGTTCCAGAACCCCAGTCGTTTCTCCACCGACGGCTACTCATACGCCAGGAACAACGATCAAAGCTCGACCGTCAACAGGATCGCAACAAAGGTGAACAAGGCAATACTGACCGACGATCCAAACGACTGGTTCGAGGCATTCGATGAGGTGGTCAGCGCCTACACGGCGACCCTCAGAAAGAGAGACGCCGCGCTGAGTGCGTGGAGGGGGGCCGCCGGGAGCGACACGAGGAGCAACAGGCCACGCAGAGAATTCGTGCTCATGGGCGAGATGGCGGAATCGCTCGAGACCATCCTCGCCGAGGTCTTCAGTCCGAACATGCACAAGGTGGAGAATGCTCTCCGCCTGAAGAAGTCGACAAGCGCCAAATACCAAAACTACATGGGCAACCTCAGGCGCACGAGCAGGACGGACAATCTGCGAAACGTGACAATGCTCGATGACAGCGAGCTCGCGCCGCCAACCAACGCCGACGGGTCGCCCGCGGCCAGCAGGGGCCCGGGTGACATCATCGGAATGGTTGAAGCGCACCAGGCACTCGGTTTCGTCCCGCACGTGCCGATGGACGTCACGCCGACCAGCGACTACGCGCTGGTGGAGCTGAGCGACCGATCAATAGAGACATTGGCGGTCGCCCACGTCGCAATGGATACGTTGCTCGACCCCGAAACGGGCCAGCCGGTTTTCGAAGTCTACACCGACGTAGGTGGTCGCGTAAGCCGCGAGGATAGCGGTAGGAGGCGTTTCGCCCTGCACAACGCCCTGTACCATCTCGCCGGCTGGAAGGGTCGTCCGTTGTTGGTCACGGAGGACGAGTTTCAGAAGATTGTCGGATCCAGTCAGGTGCCGAACCAGACGGAAAACGTGGATCGCCAGAGGCACGTCCCGGTCGGCTACCTCATAAGGAGGGGCATCTCGCAAGCGAAGTCCGGGAAGAGCACCCACCAGATGGCGCGCGAGCTCATATCTGGCACGCTCTACATTCCCCTTGAGGGTGGTGACGCGGGCGGGAAGGGCCTCAATTTTGCCAGACCCAACCAGGGGATGACCAGTTTCGGGGGCACCGACCCGATGGGGGACATAATCCTTGCGGCCATACCCTCCACCGCCAGGGTCGCGTCAAGAACGCAAATGGGGAGACTCCAAGATCAGTTGATGGACATGTACATGCATTTCTTCGACAACATCTCGCACTACTCGGGCATCGAAAAGACCATGCCGATAGACCTCGACGCGGACAACGACCCCGACTGGAGCCACGACAACCGGGTCAACCCGTACTGGAGAAGCAACAGGGAAAACGCCGCCGCCGCCTACTACGTTCCGTGGGGAGGTATCGCGTCGCCGGGCAGATCGGGTGTAGCCCCCGTGAACAATGTAGGAGCAGTCGACGCATCGGATCCCGAGGCGCTCAGGGATCTCGCAAGAATGGTCATGGCCGCCGCCGCGCAGGGAACCTACGGAGAAGCCGAACGGGTGGAGGGGGATCCGCTGGGTGGGGGCGAGTGGTGGAACATGACAAGGGCCCAGGTGTTCGGATGGATGGTCCAAATGGAGATCCTCAAGTCAATGGAGATCGCGGCACTCAAGGCGGCCGGAAAGGTCCCGTGGAACGAGAAGATAGCCAACCTCGTGAGAGCCCAGGAAATCCTGTCGTTCCGGGGGGACGAGCTCATCCAAGGCATAATTTTCGGAATCGACGCCTACGGAGCAGACATAGACACGCCGACGACCAACAACGCAGTTCTCCTGCGGGGCGGCAACCTCGGCAACCACTTGATGATCCTGAACCGAACCGCGATCGTCTTCATGGAACAACCCGTCACGCAAACGGGCGAACAGGAAGTGGTAGACGGCATCCGAAATCCTCTCGCGCGCGATCCAAAAGACCCGAGCAGGGTCTGGAACCCCTGGACAAATCAGTTCATAAAAGACCCCGATTACAATGGGGGTGATAAATGATGTCGGACTCGGTCAATCAACTCACCCCGCTTGAGGTATCCGAGTACGTGGACGAGTACTCGGCGGTTGCCGAGATAGCAAAGTACCCGCCGTTCAGTCTGCCTCGGTCACCGAGGGAGTCCGAATTCCTGCTCGACTTATCCCGCGAGTTCGACGCGTTCGTCAACGGCGACAAACCGTACGACTCCTACCAGTCCGTCCTTGACGAGTACGAGCCGGAGTTGGTGAGGGCGAGGGCGTGGAAGTCTTTGGGTTACGATCCGGTGCGCGCAACACGGGAGGCGATCAAGAAGGAGCTGGAGGAAACCGGGCTGGACCCGAAACACATGCCATACCGGACAGACAACGTGTTCGACTCCCAAGCAAAGGTTTTCGTAATTTTCGCAGAAAAAATCGTTCCCTGGGAGTTCCTGTGAAGGAGGAGGCCGGCAAGCAGGACGCGCTCAAGATAGCCAGGTACATGGGTTGCCGTGGCGCGCATCAGAACGACAAGGGCGAGTGGTTGCCGTGCGCTGACCCGGAGACGCTTGCGCGCCTTTCTTCGGCGGCGGAGGAGGACGAATGGCTGAATCGTTACGAGAAGGACGTGTACACGGGCAACTCGTCCGCTGGCGGGCCGGCGACGAACGTCGACATGAACGGCAGGAAGAAGAGGGGGGTCAGACCGTTTGACGTAGAGCCACCGGCGTTCGGCGAGAACAAGTCGGCGAACAACTACACCAAGCCAAAACTGAGAGAGGGCATAAAGAAGCGGATCATGGCCGGCTCGCAAGGCGGCAAGCCCGGGCAGTGGTCGGCGAGGAAAGCGCAGCTCGTGGCGCAGGAGTACAAGAAACGCGGCGGCGGCTACAGGGGGAAGAAGAGCAAGAAGCAACGCTCGCTCTCCAAGTGGACCAAGGAAAAGTGGACGACATCGGACGGTAAGCCGGCGATCCGCCAGGGTGGCACGAGGCGCTACCTTCCCGCCAAGGCCTGGTCCAAGCTGACCCCGTCCCAACGAGCAGCCACGAACAAAAAGAAGCGCGAGGGAAGCAAGAGGGGCAGGCAGTTCGTCGACAACACGCAGGCGGCGGCGAGGGCGAGAAAGACCTCCACAAAAGGACACACGCCGGTCATCGTTTACAAGTCGCTCGTCATGCAACGATTCGTCGAATCGGAGGGCAGGGGCCCAGGTCCGAGGAGGAAGAAGAGGGGCAAGCGTTGGGAAAAGCTCGCCGAACGAGGCCCGAGACAGATCGTTTCCACTCCCAATCTCGGTTTGACCTCAAAGAACCTAAACGATGTTTCTCTTGAAATAAAACAACTGTTGACGGTTTCCAGGTTTTTGAAGCAGTAACATCAGCCCATCCGGGTTTGAAGTATTCTTGTCGGTACTATAAGCGCGTTTCGGCGACGACCAGAACGGAAGACGATGGACGAATCAATTCAGCCTGGGGATTGCTGTCCGTTGTCTGACGATGACATAGAAACAAAGGACGTCTCGTTCGGTCCGCGAATGGTGAGGCCGGACAGTTTTGATGCATACGTTGACAAGGAATCAGCCAGGGCCAGGGCGAGGATGCTCGGTTGCATCGGCATCAGGCAATACGGTTCAACCAATGGCGGGACGGTGTGGATGCCGTGCAGCAACGAGTCCGACTACAGACGGGTGACGGGCACCAACTTCTCGGGTCGCAGGCAGAGGCGAAGAATGCTGAAGGCCGAGCTGGGAGAAGGCATCTCGAAGAAGGCGCTCGGTGCGACCATAGGCATGGTTGGCGGAAGAGTCAACACGAACCCGGCAACGGCCATAGACGCCGACCTTGACGGATTGGTTCTGGAGGGTCTGCCATTCATCAATCTCGGTAGGGGCGTGCCGGACCCGACGCCTGGCGGCACAAACGAGCTGTTGCCGAACGCAGACAACAGGAATTTCGCCATGGCGGCAATGTCGAATCGCAGGGGGCCGAGGATCTCGCCCCCCGGCGAAATTGAGCTTTCCAGGGATGGCGACGACTCCGCTTCGCCCGCGACGAGGATGCCCAGCCAGAGGGCAACGCGCTCCAGAAAGAGGGAGACGACTTTCGCCGATGTGGACACAGACAGGTTTGACGAACTGATAGCGAGGATTGCGGACGACGTTGCGAGTTCAGAGGTGGCCGCGGATGTCTCCTCGGACGAAGCTGTCGGCAAGTTGCTTGACGACGTCAGGGGCATCGCATCTTCGGTGGCGGAGGTTGTTGACGGGCACATTGACTCCCGTCCCCGAAGGAGCACGTCGACAAGGGACGCGGCCGAGGAGACCTCAACGCGAATCACGGCGAAGGCCATTGGGACCGTGATGGAGATCTCCAACAACCCGACGCAGTCGCTATCGGAAAACGAGAATCTCACGAGGCTCGTGACCTCATCCATAATCGAGCGTGGCGCCGCGGAAGTGGCGTCGTTGACCGGGAAACCTGGGATATGGGCATTCCTGGTGCAGGCGATGATCGGCGGCGCCTACGCCACCCAGAGGGCCTGGGAGTTGCTTGCCAGAATTTTCGGCGTGGAGAACAACACCGGTTGGGTTCCAGAACCGACAGGCAGGTTCGCCGAGGCGCTCGCCCCCAGCCTCGCAAACGAGCGGAAGAAAGCCGCCAGAAGTCGAGCCCTTGACTCCTCCGGGAGGGCCATTGACGCACTGCGCCAGGCTGGATTCGCGATATCGGACGCATCCGAGGTTCCGGCGATAGCGGACGACATGGCCTCGGCGCTGGATTCCCCGGAGCTGATTGAGTTGCCGGGCGACAAGAAACCCGGGCCGGCGCCGACGCTTGACGCTCTCGACGAAATAATCCAGAGGATCAACGCGACGACCGGCAAGACCAGGCCGCGGGGCGCGCGCAAGCCCTCGTACTCCAAGTACAGGGGGACGAGCGAGGAAATACTTCGAAACAGGATGGACATAGCGGGCGTGCCGAGCGGCATAGACGATGTGTACCGCACCAACTCGGTTGACGTCCCGACGGACAACGAGCGACTGGCAGCCAAGCTGATCTCTACGCCGGGACGAAATGGCCAAGGCGCGCTCAACGCGGAACTTCTCTACAGGGCGCTCTCGGACAGATCGGCCCTCAGGTCGTACGTGTCGCCCGTTGATTCACCCTTCGTGGCGCAACTCGCGACGCTGATAGAGGAGGGGAGGCTGCCACGTCTCGCCGACGCCCTGCTGGAAATGTCGCCGCAGACGGTGGAAAATTTCCTGGCCGTTCCGCCGCGACCAATCATCTCTGCGGCGAGGGCCGCGCGCAAGACTCTTCGCCCGTCCGGGTCGTGGATGGCGAGAATATCCAACGACCCCTTTGAGACCGCCTTCCACATGTTGAGGGCCAAGGACTACCACCTTTCTTCCATATTCTCCGGCGCCGACAGCGGAAAGCTCACGGATGCCGTAGACGAGCTGGTCGGCAACAACGTATCCGAGACGGCAGCGATATTCGGGTCCTTGGTCGCCTTGAACAAGGAAAGGCTCGCGGAGGCGTACGACGGATCGCAGAGCGTCGCCCAAGGCGGCAACCGCCTGCTCAGGACCGCGAGGAACCTGATCGCGTCGGCCACCGAGAACGACAGCGTGTGGGCGGCGACCCGGGACTCAATCTCCGACGTCACTGCGGCGATGCTCGGCGGGGACTCCGCCGATGCGGCGATGTCCCGGCAGGTGGTCAGGTTCGGGAGCAACTACCCGAGGCACAGGAGGAAGACGGGGGACTGGTCGCCGATCGCCAACAAGATAAGAGACGGGGTCAAGGCCTACAGGGCAAGGTACGGTCCGATTGCGTCAAACTCCGCGGATCTCAGTCGCTTCGTGAATTTTTCCTACCCCGAGCTCTTGAGCGAGGCCTCCGAACTGATCGATTTGATGAAGGAGAAGGTCGAGTTCGGGTCCCTAAAGTTCGAGGACTACGCGCGCAACGGGTGGATAAACCGGGACACGGCGGAGCTCGACGTTGACGAGTTTGACCCGACGAACCTGGAGACGATCTTCGACAAGGGTTCGCAGATGGGTCTCTTCAAGTCGATCGGCGTGGTCCTCGTGGCTGCGTCAAGGGTGGCCCCGTCGCGCGACGAGAGGGAGGCCGTCCTCGACCTGATGGATGAGGTCAACGAATGGACGTTCACCGCCCTGCCCCTCTACTCGGAGCCGCGGTCGGTGACCGACAGGCGCCGCGGGATATTCCCGTCGTCCGCATCGGCCGACGCAGGAATGACCGTCAACAGGCCCGTGCCCGACGACGTCCGGCAAACACTGATGTCCCTCACTCGCCCGTACGACTCAGGACAGACGCAGGGTCTGCCGACGATCAGGATGCAGAGGAAGCTCGTCGAGAAGGCCAATGAGCTCATGAGGAACGACCTACCGGACGACCTTGCGCAGAGAATGGCCGCGAGCCCGAACGGGCCGACGATAGACATCTCCGAGCTGTTCCTCGGCACGGCGGAACAATTCCGCTGGGACCAGGCGACGATCGCCTCGTTCTACGAGGAAGTGGCCGAGATGATGAACAGGATGGTCCAGGAGGTGCCCGATGCGAAGAGGCGCCAGAAACTTGCGGACATGTTCACTGGGGCGCTCGAGGACATAGCCGACAACATGGACAACGAGAACACCGAGTTCTTCGACAGGGTCGGGGACATCCCTTCACGAACGGTCGGACGACTCTCGCGGAGGGCGTCCAGGTCTCAGGTCGCCGAGGATACGGCAGACGCCGGAATGACGGTGAACAGGGGCGTGCCGGAGGACGTGCGCGAGACGCTGATGAGTCGCCAGAGCCCGCTCGGGTCGGGAGAAAAACTCGGGCTGCCAGAGCGCAGAATTTCTCGGAAGCTTACCGAGGTTGCCAACGACATTTTTGCGGCGGATCGCATTGCGAACGACTCGCCGCTGCCATCCCCCGGCATCGCCGAAGTGTTCTTCAACACGGCAGGTCAACTGAGGTGGGACCGACCGACGACCGAGTCCTTCTTTGAGGACGTTCGGCGCATGATGAACCAAATGGTCTCGGAGATCCCGGATTCGACGCGCAGGAACAGGCTGGCGGACGTCTTCTCCGAAGCCCTGTCGGACATAGAAAACAGAATAAACGCAGGGATGAAACCCATAGGCACCCCAGACGCCGACGCAGGCATCAGGGGACGGGATTTGCCGGACCGGGAGACGACGGTCCTGTTCGACGGCGTGATGGAGGTCGTCAGTTCGCTCGACAACAACCCGAATCTGGAGGAGAGGGACTCGCCGGAGTCGCTGAGGGAGAAGCTGCGCGTCGTCGGAATTACCGGAACTCTGGGGAACGACGAGGACTTCGACAACATGATTGCGTCCGTCTTGCCGACGATGGGGAGAACGGAGGAGTCGTACTCCCCGACGTCGGGAGTCAGCAAGGCCGCCATGGACGATCTCGACTACATGTTCTACGAGGTAATGAACGAGCTCAACATGTCCACCGAGGACCCGGCCGAGGAGTTCGTCAGGAGACTCAGGAGACAGTTCGGAGTCAGCAACGCCGACCAGTTCCACGACCTGATTCGCTCGGTGAGCACGCAAAGCGGTATCGGGAGCAGGGGCGAGTACGTGGGGCAGGTTTACGACGGAAGCTACCTGACCACCTCAGCGATCAAGTCGCGAATACGGGCGACCGTTCCTGGTTTCTACGAGGCGCTCGATTCCATGGAGTCCGAAGATGTGAGCGCCGGGATGGCCGGGCCGACCATAGATCGACTGAGGAACAATGTCCTCGAGGCCCGAAGGATCAGGGAGCTCGGAAAAATCGCCGAGATCGACGACGCCAAGGACTACGCCATGCGGACCGTGGAGGCCAGGCGAAGGAGGTTGATCGGGATGAGCGAGCCCGGTGGTTTCATCGAGTTCGTGGCAAGGGGAGTAACGGACCAACGATCGCCGCTCTCGCTGACGAGGATTGCGCAGGCGAAGGGTGGTTACGAGAAGGTCATTCGTGACGCAGACCCCGATGTGGTCAATGCGATTTGGGGTGCCCTAGGGGAATTCGTCAGGGGCGCAAGGGGCGACTTCATGACGAGCACGCCGAGCAACAACACGAGGCTGCTGTACCGAGCCGCCGTTGCGCGGGCAATTTTCGAGGACGCCGAATTCAAGCCCATATCCGAGGGCAATTTCACGGACGACGAACTACTTGCGAAGCTAGGCGTCGGAGCGTACGAGGACCTCCTGCCGAACAACTCCATGCTCACCATAACGGAGTCCGACATCGACGCCGTGCCGTCCGTCAGGTCAAAGGCGGCGCAGGCACTCGAAATACTCGCCATGGACAGGACTCAACTAATACAAATGCTCACCAACGATGCCACCAGACCCGAAACGCAGCAAGCCGTCGGCGCGGAGATTGAGCGAATTATCAAACTGGCGAGGGACCGCATCGACGGTCAACGGGGCAAATTGGAATACGTTCCGACCAGCGACCACATGAAGCAGATATCCCTAGCCGAACTGATCAGCCCCCTGGACGGGGAGACCCTCGCAGCGTTCGTCGAGGACCTGACCGACGCCCAGCTGACCAGCCTGCAGAATGTGAACCTGCCGGAACAGGCAGCGTCACAACTCGTCAACGAGTCAAAGAGGATCTCGTGGTCGTCGGCAGCCAGGAAGATGGTCGCCCTATCCGATCTGCACGGCGCAAGCGTTGCGGAAGCAAGCTCGCTCGCCAGCCGGCTGGACGCGCTTCTCGCCACGGGGGAAATGACCGAAAACGTCAGCAACCTTGTCCGCGCAATCCAGAACAGGGATGCAGAGGAGATAGCGCGACTGATAGGTGCCACCAACGTGGCAGAACCCGATGAGGAGAGGTCCATCCTGAGGGCGTTGTACGAGTTCTCGAGGAACGCCGAAGGTGAATCAATCTCCGCCATGCTCCCGCCCGCGATTGACGAGGCGACGGATCTGGCCATACGTAGGTCCAAGGCGATAGTCGCCCTGAAGTCGCAGCCGGACGGCGGGAGGGGCCTCGCAAGGAGGACCATCGACACCCATCCGAGGCAGACAAAGGGTTACGATCTCGTCAGGACCGTGCCCGACGCGACGCCCGAGGACGAGAAGTTGTTCGACCTAGGTAGGGCGATCCAGGATTACAACGGCTCGACGGAGTCCGCCGTGCGCCTCGTCTACTCGCTGACCGATCTGCAACTACAGAACCTGAGGAACAACTACATCATTCCGTCAATTCTGCAGCGGATGGATCACGCGGCCTTCGAGAAGAGGAAGCAAAGCGGATTGATCGCGGAGACGAGGGCGAGGATAGACAACCTCGGAAGGCGCCTCGGAATGATGAGCATGGCCCCGGGGTCTGGCAACTTGGTCGAAGAGACGGTTGGAATGATCGACGACGCCCTTGCGACTGCGTTCGGGGAGAGGGCCACGGAAATATCCGCCCTCACTCCCGAAGAACGCGAGACGTACACGGACATCATCGACTACTTCGTTTCCGGTGGCAGGGAGTCCTTTGAGGACCCGTCGGAGTACGGCAGGAGGTTGAGGGGTTTCCGCGACTCGGTAACTCCGAGCACCGACCCCGGGTCGGGGGAAGAGGACCGGTCCGGAGGGGGGACGGCGACCGACGACTACTGGGACATCTTCGACGACGGGAACGCCGGTATGTCGGACGGCAAAAAACTAAACGAGGAGGCCGCTAGGCGCATTTTCCCCGGAGTCGAGGAGTACGTCAAGACGGGAACGAGGACGGAGACCACCAGTCTCCCGATAACCGACGACCGGGACACGATGGTTGAGGCGAGGCGCATCATCGCCGCGCTATACGACGTCGCGGTCGGCAGGATCCCCGATGACATCGCCGAGAAAATGCGGGCGGACGGAAGCCTCGCAACGAGCCAGGCCATTTACCCAGCGGTGGTCCAATCCACGCTCCGCGCCCTGGCCAGCGCAGACGGGATGCCCTTCGACTTCCGTTCGTTGCCGAACGACTACGACCCGAGGAACGACAAGGACATTGACAGGAGAAATTTTTTCCTCGGCGCCATGACGGAGCTGGTCGCCCTCCACGTCGCTCTTGGTCTGCCCGAAATCGTGAGCAGCGACCCGACCCGCACGCCCAACAACATATCAATCGACCTTCACCGAGACGATTTCCTGATGGTGCTCCCGCCGGATCTCGACCTCGCCGACGACTCAAAGTTGAGGTTCTCGTACGACCCACAGGGGCGCGCAGGGACATTCGAAACGTGGGACGACGCCGCGACCGGGGAGTTCGACGGAGACCCGGAATCGCATCCGACGGTGATTCAAATTGCGGATAGCATCGCCCAGCTCAGGAGGCTCTTCCCGGGGTACAACGACTGGCTTGACCAGGCGAATCGCTATTCGCGGACCCTCGCCCCGGGCCACTACGAGAAGAACAAAGATTTCGGCGAGAGCCTGATAGACCAGCTGAAGAGGGACCCCTCGGCGCTGGACCTCGACAAGGTGATGCGTGCCATCACGGCAACCTTCCCCGACAGGGAAGGCGAGGAATCCAGGATGTTCGCCGACGCCGCATCCCTCCCTCCAGACCCTGACGACGTAAGCGACTTCCCGGATCTGAGCTCGTACCCGGACCCGGACGTCATGACGGGTTCCGACATGCCGAGGGACAGAATCTCCAAGCAGAGGAAGATCGCCATATCGCCCGCCAAAGCAAGCGTCGCCGCCAGGCAGGCTTGGTGGTCGTCATTCACCTCGGGAACGCTCATGGACGAGTACGAGATAGCCGCGATAACCAAGACGACCGACGGGGACAACTTCCACCCGGAGGCCATACTTTCCGGTCTCAAGAAGTACGCCCGGGACAACGGGATCGACGATTCCACGTTCAGCTCCCTCCGTGCGGCTGCCACCAAGGCCGCGGCCCAGCGCTACAACGCAGTCGCGCTCCAGAAGACGATAGCGACGCTGAACGACATCGCAATGAGGCCGGGCGGCATACCGGCCGAATTGAGGAACATCGCCTCCGAAATGAAGCGAATGGACAACATAACCAAGGAGATCAGCCGCCACTATCAGGACAGGATCAGGGCGAGGATACAGACCCTCTACTCCACGTACGCGACGCTCTACAAGGGCCTCATGGAAGCACAAAACGTGCTCAAGCAACGACTGGCCGACGGGGAGATCACCCCGCAGGGATACGTTGACGATTGGCACAAGGCGTACAGAGCGGTTCTCCCGGCGATCCTCTCGGCTTCCAGGCAGATCGGGGAACTCTCGTCCAAGGCAAACGCAACAAGGAGGGTGCTGGCGGCGCTCGAGGTCCAGAAGTCCGAGCTGAACCAGAGAGTCCAGGAAATCCAGGAAGCTACGCGCCTGACGTCGGACGACATGCAGACCCGCATGCAGATGCTGCGAGACATCACGAACGGGTTGTCCCACGCCGCAAAAGACCCGTCGGCACTCAACGACGACACAAACGCAGGGATGTCAATCGGCAGGTCAAGGTTCGGCATCGTCGGCTCGTCCGAGGGGGACGCACCCCGCACGCGGGAGTTGATGACGAGGACGGAGAAGCGCTTCGTCTCCGAGGCGAACATGATCGGGAACGTGCTTTCGACGATGAACATGGAATCAATGCGAGCCATCCCGAACATGAGGGCCGCGTTGTCGGCCCTGCGCAACGGTTCTCCGTCGGCGTCGGTGCCGCCAGCCCGTCTCGGCACCGAGTCCGAAATGGGTCAGCTCAAGAACATGGCCTCCGTCATGTTTAGGGCCGACCTCGACGCCGAGAGCATGTCTCGCTCGGTGATGGGAAACAGGTTCCTCAGGTTCTCCGACATAGCGAGGATGACCCTTCCCGACTTCACCCGCCGTATCACGGAGGACATAATCACCTCGGGAATAGCGGCGACGATAATGAACAACGGAGTTGGCGAGTCCGACGTCGACTCGGCACTGATAATGCTCGCCCAGTCGACGGAGAACATGAGAAACATGGCCGTCTACAATCACCCGAGCGTCACCGCCAAGGCGTTCGGGGTGACCGAGGACGACGTTTCGGACGCCATAGCGACCGAGTCCCTGATCACGAGGAGCTCAAGGTTGCTCAGGTCGGCGCAGTCCTACGCCTTGAGCCTGTCCGGGGCGTACTCGGAGGACACCGTCCGGAGAATGACGATGAACAGGTTCCCCGAGCTCGAATCTTTCGACGACGAATACCTCCGATCGCTCGCTCCGTCCGACCAGAAGAGGGCGGAAGCTTCGCGCCAGCTCAACTCAGCGATCTCGAGGAACAAGCTGGTGAAACTGAGTCCGAGATCCGTCCCCCTCGCCTACGGGGTTTCGGAGGACGTGGCCAGCCTGATATCCGCGGCGTCCGCGACGCGGACTCCGCCGCGCGACCTCCGCAACACCCTGCCATCGGATTGGGAGTTCATGACTTTCCGGGACAGGCAACTGTGGCTCGGATCGGAGGAGGCCTTCAACACGCTGGGCAAGCTCGGCGTCAACGACGAGCTCACCGAACTGCAACGACAAATCGAGGATTTCGGGTCCATGGACGGACCTTACCCGGCGATCGCAAGGGCGATCTCCGGCAACCGCGGGACGAGGGGATTGTTCGGTCGCGAGCTGATACTGCCGAACGGAAGAAGCCCGATCTACGACTCCACCGGCCTTGCCGGCTCCGAGCTGAAGGAGAACGGCAGGAACCAGATCAGCCTCCTGCTCGAGGCGGTGCCGGGGATGGACCAACTATCGGACAGGGGCCTAGCGAAGTTCCTGAACACCGACTTCGACACCGTCTCCAAACTGAAGAGGCCGGGCATGGCCGTTGCTCCCGAGGGGGCGGACAGGATGGCCGCGGCTTTCGGCATCGTCGCCTCGGACATTTGGCCGGCGGTAAAGCCGTCCGCGGACACCGACCCGGGCAACTTCTACTGGCTCGCCTCGACGTGGGACAGATCGGGCGAGGCGATCAGGTCCATCTCGGAAGGCATAGACCCGGCGGAGTTGATGTCGGAAATGGACAACTCCGACTTCATCTACTCAAGGGTGCAGAACCTCGTGAACGACGGAACCGTCGAGCGTTTCTACGACGCTCTCGGTCTGGAGGAGATAACGGCAGAGGACGCATCCGCCTACGCAACGGGGATCGCCCCGAGGAGCAGGAAGGCGGTCGTCGAGCTGCTCGCGTCATCCGGCTACAGGGAGCAGGACATCGTCGACGCAACGGGATTCAACCCGAACACGGTCAGGAACTCCCTGCACGAGCTCAGGAAACAGGGTCTCATTCCGGACGTCGTCGGCGGACCCGGCTGGGTGGCTAAAAACTCGCGCTACGTGATGGACGACTTCAACGCCGGTCAATCCAAGCGGTCCCTCATGAAAAAATACGGGATAGGGGCGAGGACTCTCGACTCGATCATTCAGGACGGCATGAGTCGCGGCAGAATTCCCGACGCCTACACCGACGGGGCCGACGCAGGCATGGCGAACAGACGGTTGCCGGACAAGGCCGAGCTGTCGGACGGTCCGAGCGAAAACTGGAGAACCGACAGATCACAGAGGGCCGACGGAACGCCGATCGCAGCGGACACGCAGAAACCCCCGGCGGTCGTCGCCAATCCGTTCTTTGATCCCGCCTCCCCGGCGGCGCTGTCAATCTCGGGGGAACCGAAAGACCCCGACAAGACAGAGATTTGGAAAAAGGCGATTTCCGACTACATATCGTTCGCGATCGAGGGCGGTTTTTTCACAAGCTCCCCCGACCCGGATCCCGCCAAGCAAGTCCTCATGGCCATGTTCAACGAGCGACCGGACGTCCAGGAGCCCGTCGACAGGGTGGACATGCCGTTCGTGACCGAGTATCCGCCGCGCGATGCAAATAAGTCGCAGGGAACCGGCAGGGATTACGGATTGTTCGCGATCGCCACCAGGCAGGAAAATCCGGACATGTACCCCGGGCCCATGCACGCCATGCCCTTTCTGGCGACCGTTGATTTTGACGCCCAGGGAATCTACAGGGGGATCATGCCGATGTTGAGGGACATGATCCTCGCAACCTGGGACAAGTCCAACAGGCAGGAAAATCCGGAACTGTACGCCGGGCACGTCCGCACGGAAGAGCTGATCGAGGCGGGATTGCTGGACGAGCCCGAGATGCCGCAGGGATTCGACGACGAGATGCGAGCGAAGCTGTGGCAACTCAGGCAGGTCATGCGCAATCCGATGATGGTCGACGCTCCCCCGCTGTTTGAGCCGGGCGATCTCGAGATGATGAACAAGGTTCTTCCATTGATGGCGGCGGCCGACGAGCAGAACGAGTTGCTGCGCAGGTTCGGATCAACCACGACAGAAGCCCTGAGAAACCCCTCGCCGGCGATCGGCCCGACCGTTGCGGGCAACACCCTCGGCCAACCTGAAGACTTCCAACCGGGGATTTATGGAAACATGATGAGCGGAGTTCCGATGTTCTCCAACCTCCTGCTCAGCGCCGCGCTGGAGGGCAACGCGGAAGTGAAGAGCCTGCTGGATTCAATGACTCCCAGGCAGATAATGCTCACCAACTGGGCCTACTCGCTGTATTCCGCCGTCGGTCCGATCATCGAATCGTTTGGGAGAATGATGCCCGTCAGTACCATCAGAACCCCAAACATCAACATTCCGGACGAGGCGGGAACGAGGACAAATCTCGGCGACGTCATCTACCGACCGGTCCCCGAAGTTGACGACCAGGTTTTTGCATTCGTATTCGACTCGATCTTCAAGGCCCTACAGGGAGTCGCCGAGAGACCAGACGACCTGATCGTTGAGTCTCTGCCCTACGGGAAGCACACAAACAAATCAAAGAACAATGACTTCGGGGTGCTCGCCCAGCTCGAGGTCGTCGAGATGCCCGACGAGAACATGCTCAAGCTCAAGGAGTCGGTGAAGATCCTCGCAAGACTCACCGCCAACGCGCTGGCGACCAATCTGTACCGCCGTGCCGGCAGGGCGAGCGGTCTGGAAACCGGCTACGGACGCACCCCGTTCACAGAAGGCTCCGGGGACGGAACGCAATGGTTCCGTTACGCCCGCCCGAGGCTTGACTCCTACGGGCACTGGTCCATGTACGGTCCGAACATCGTCTACGCAGGCGAGGGCAGGAATCCGTATACCCCGGGATGGAGCGACGAGGAAACGCTGATGCGGGAGAGCATGGGCCAGCCGATCTCCGAGAGCGCCGAGGACGCCGAGACGCTCAAGGCCATGCAGACGCTGCTTGACGAGATGCCAGGGGAGTACTGGTGGCAAGCCTCCGACGCCGCCGGAACCCTGACCGACGAACAAATAATCGCCATGCACCCCGAGGAGTTCGCGCATTACGTGGCCAACGTCTCCGCGCTGGAGGACGGACCGGACATGGACAAGGTTTCACAGTTGCTGAGAAGGGCCTTCGGCAATTTGGCGACGTTCGACTTCCCTAGGGCCGAACTTGACCAGTTTGACGAGTGGGTCGGCGGAATCATCAGGAACATGCCCTCCGGAAGCGTTACGCAGGAGGGCGTGCTCAAGCAGCTAAAGAACATCTTCCCGTGGTTGGACATCAACAGGATGGACGACGTCTACCCCGTGACCGGTCGCACCCTCGAGGAGGCGATGAACACCCTGGGAGAGTCGCTCAACGATATGACCGAGGATGAGAAACAGTTCATCGCCGCGTCTCGTCCGTTCCTGCTGGAGGCCGGAAAGATCGTCAGTTCGCCGGTTGGCGTCGCCCTGATGCGGGAGAGGAGAAATCAGTTCATCTTGCCGATCATCATGGGTCTGATGGATGCCCATCGCACCAACATGACCATCGGGTACAGGTCGCTCGCTTCGTTCAAAGAAGGGTTGAGGAGGGCGAGGGGGGCGTACGAGCCAAGCGACTTCGAGCGTCAATTGAGGTCCATGTTCTTGCTGGTCAAGGAGATGGAGGAGAAGGGACAGATCGGGCCTTCCATGAGCTTCAAGCTGGGCAATGAGATTCTGCGGGCTCAGCAGGCGGTCATCTTCGACAACGTGGACGGATTCAGGGTGCTGCGGGAAGTCTTCGACCGAGCAGAAATCGGCGAGGACTGGGGCGACATACCGATGACGGACTTGAGCTACATGCTCAGGATCATCGAGGACAACTTTTTGGCCGGGCAGGGCGATCCGGGCGAAGGAGCCGATCTCGGAGGCGCGAGTCAACAAGAAATCATCGACAGGTTCGTGGGCGCAGAGCAAACGGCAATGGAGGCGCTGGGAGACAATTACGGGAAGATGCTGGCGAGCGGAATCTACGGTTCGGTGAAGACCCTCGGGGAGGCGGCGCGGGAGATTGCGCCGTTCATCAGGTCCAGCGAAAGGACGAGGAGGCGCAGGTCCCTCCTGCCGCGGTACAAGAGGGAGGTCATCGACCCACTGGCGGACCGTCTGCTGACGGACGCAGAAAAAATGGACGAGGTTCTCACCTTCAACGACTGGCTGGACGCAAACGGCTATCCCGACCTAAACACCGACAAGGGCACGGACGACGGGGGGGCGAACGCCGGAATGTCGGCTACGACAAGAATGGTCATCTCGCGTTTCACGGACGACGCCGCTCAGTCGGTGAGGGAGGCCTACCAGGAGGCGTCCAACGGCTCCGACAAGGTGACCGTCGGTCACCTCCTGCTCGGGATCGCGGCCGTTAACGACATGGACGAGATCACCAGCTCGTCCGTCCAGAAGTATGCGCTCAGGGGAATGGGGTTGAATCTGAAAAGATTGAGGGAGGCTCTCGCCTCCGTCACGACCCCTTCCGAGACTGGGTCGGCCAGACCGTCGCAGTTCACCTCCGCGGCGAGGAGGACGCTGATAGGTGCCGTCGTGGCGGCATCGGAACGCGGCGAGGAGGTCGTGGACGCTGGCGACATAATCATCGCTGCGTTTGACGCAAGGTTGCGCGGGAACTCGCCCGACGACGACGGCGTGACCGACGCCCTGATGGAGGCCGGCATAATCCCGTCCCTCATATCCGCGAACATCGCCGCGGCAAGGACCGGATCCTTCCCCGTCGGCTCCAGCGACCCGAGTGCGGCGATGGGTGCCGGAAGGAGGGCGAACAACAGCGCGGACAGGAAGGACGACCTGATGCGCAACAAGCTTCAGGCCCAGGCTTCTTGGTTCAATGCGGGAAGGCCGACGCCGATCGCCACGGGGACCGCAACCGACGGCCAGCTCGTCGACGAAGTCGCCAGACTGATGGACATCTTCAACGCCTCCGTGACGGACGGGCAGATAGACGACTGGGACCTGCGAGCGGGCGAGTCGCCGTTCTCGAGGGGTGCGGTGATGCCCACCAACTCGACCCTCGTCCACGGATGGAACGGTCAGGAGCCGAGCGACCTGGTCGGGGCGATTCGGTTCGCGATCGACAGGGCTTCGGCGCTCGTCACCGACGACAGGGAGACCGCCCGCCTATCCCGACTGCTCTCCGACATGAGGCTCTACTTCGACAACGACGAGCACCTCTCGCAGGACGGCAAAGACGCGAGCGCCGGCATGGCGAAGGATTTCAGGATGATGATCGAGCCGATCAGGGAGCTTTTCGGCAGGAACGAATCGGCAAACCAGCGCAGGTATTACGAGGGCATCTACGGGGACGTCGACTTGTCGGAAGGAGAAATTCGCAAGGCGGCGCGATCCGAGTCGCTGGCGCATCCATTCACGGTCGACAAGAACCTGAGCGGCACCGAGGACGACATCAACTGGAGCACGAGCCAGTGGTCGTACAACAAGGACGAGACCTTCGTGGAGGCGGCCGACTCCGTGATGGTCAGGATGCGCGACGGCGACATCTCCACGGCCGAGGTCGCCGCGATATCGCGCAAGAGCGGTCCATTCAGGGATTCCCTGGCCCTCGTCGGGGGCCTGCGCGACGGCAACGAGGACCTCATGACGACGGCCACGAGAGAGACATCCGAGGAGGTCGGCGTCTTCCTTGACAACGCATCGCAGGTGCAGAACCTCGGCGTCATAGAGTCACCGGACTGGGACCCGCGCTTCGTCAACGGGGCGAGGGTCGGCGCAGGGTTGTTCGTGATCCCATGGGACACGCAACTGGTGGCGGCGTCCGACGCCGCCGGCGCCAGATGGGTTCCGCTGGCGGAGATCGCCGCCGGTCAGCACAGGCTCGCCTTCGGGCACGCCGAGTGGATAAGGCGTGCCGTGGCGGCCATGGAGATAAATCCGTCGTCCGATCCGTACGGGGACATTCGGTTGTCCATCGCTAGGCGCCTGGGAATCCTCGCGAAGGCGTCTCGCTTGCGCAACCAAAAACTAATAGCCCAGATCAACTCGATGAGGCGCGCCACCGGAAGGAAGCAGTTCATCGGCACGGACCGCATGCCGCACCCGATGATGCCGTGGGGCAACCGCGTTTCCAAGTCCACGTGGGAGTTCGGCCCAGGGGTCAACGCAGGCATGTCTTCCGGGAACTTGCCGGACGTGGACGACTCGTTGCCACGCAGGCTCGGACTTCTCTCCGTAACGAGCGACATGTCGGCCTCGCAACTCGAGCAGGGGTACGACACGGCCGGCTTCTACGGCGTGGGGCACTCCCGCGGGGGCGACGACATGTTCGCCGCGTGGAGGAACAAGGACAGGGTGGAGAAACTGTGGCGCCCGTACGTCGAGGCGAGCCTTGAGACGGCGCGGGCGGGGGACATCCCCAACGACCAGAAGCGACCGGTGGTCTTCGTCCTGGGCGGGGGTTCGGGCGTCGGTAAGTCGACGGCGAGGAACTCGGGCCTGTTCGGAATACCGAACTACGACAGTGCCGTGGTCGCCGACCCCGACGACGCCAAGATAATGATGCCCGAGGCGAGGCTGTGGTACGCGCGAAGGTTGCCCGAGGCCTCGAGCTTGGCCCACACGGAGTCAAGGCAGGTCACCGCCGTGCTGGCGAGGGCTGCGACCAAGGAGGGTCTGGACATGGTCTACGACACCAGCGGCCAGTTCAACGACGGTTTCCAGGACATAAAGGACTGGAGGAAAGCCGGGTACGAGGTCGTCGCCCATTACTTCTTCGCCCCGGAGTCGATCCTGCAGGACAGGGTCGCGGAAAGAGAGCGCAGGACGGGCAGGGGCGTTCCCCCCTGGATAGTCAAGCAGATCCAGTGGAACCTGACACAGATGCTCCCGGATTTCATCGCGCGCGGGGCGTTCGACGAGCTGTACATATGGGACACGGAAAAGGACGTCACCAAACCGCTGCTGGTCGGGCAGATGTCCGCTTCCGAGCAGGGGCAACCAGCGATCCTCCAGTTGAAGCACCCGTATCTTTTGAGGTATCTGTTCAGGGACAGGGTCGCACCGGACGGGGGTAAGATTGAGCCGAGAAAGACGACGGCAATAACCATCCCGAGGGCACAAGGGCAACTATGAGCGACGACAAAATTTCCGACAGGCCGAAGGCGGGGGCTGGGCTCACCGCGTGGGAGGCCATCCAGTTGTGTGCCCTCAACGACCTCCCGTTGTCGCACTACGGGCTGTCCGACACGCCAGAAAATAGGAAAACGGTTGACAAACTGCGCGACGAGTACGAGGCGATGAAACAACGCGGAGCGATAATTGAAATAGCGCAGTAAAAAAACGCTACTTACACTACGAACTCAAGTATTCTGCTAACTTTGAATGCAAGACGCAAGCAGCGGGTGCTTACCTGGCGCTGTCTGGAAACAACAGCAAACAACACAAACGCCCAGGAGGCAAAATCATGTCGCAAGACACGAGCAGACTCCGCGAGTTGCAGTCAGCACTCCGCGAGAAGATGCAGCACAACAAGGAAATTGCGGACTCGTTCCGCGTTGACAACGGAACGGTCGTCGTCACGACCGAGCAGAAGTCGGCGTTCGACAAGAACATGTCCGACATCCGCGAGATCAAGGGCCTCATCGAGGGTCTCGAGTCGCTGAGCAAGGTTCAGGACTGGGGTTCGGCTCCTGCCGACGAATCGGTGGCGGCGCAGGCAGCGGCCTACGCACCCGTTCAGCAAGCTCCAAGGTCCGTCGGACAGCAGTTCGTGGACTCGCCGGAGTTCAAGTCGCTCAACGGTGGACGCAACGGCGCCAACATGCATCAGCCGTGGCAGTTCAACGGCTCGTTGACGTCTTACGGCGTCAAGGACGTCTACACGTCAATGGCCACTGGCGCCCTCGGCAACGGTGCGGATCCGAACTTCGGAACCGTCCAGCGCGACCCGATGGTCGCCCAGCCGACCAGGACGAAGCGAGTCAGGGACCTGTTCCCGTCGCGCACGACCACGGCAGCGGTCATCGAGTACTTCCGTCACCTGGGCTACACGACGCCGGGCGTGACAGGAGTTAGCTCTTCCTCGTACGCAACGGCAAATGCCGCAGCACCGGTCGCTGAACGCGACGGCTCGGTTTTCGCCGCCAAGCCGCAGTCGAGCCTGCAGTTCGTCGCCGAAGCAGCTTCGGTGCGCACGCTGGCCCACTGGGAAGCAGCGCACCGCAACGTGCTGGCCGACGAGCCGCAGCTCCGCAGCATCATCGACAACGAGCTCATGTACGGCCTGCGTCTCCTCGAGGACACGCAGATCCTCAACGGCAACGGCACGGGCGAGAACCTGAGGGGCGTCCTCCAGACGTCCGGCATCCAGACCTACAACTGGTCGTCGGGTCAGTCCGGGGACAACAGGGGAGACGCGATTCGTCGCGCCCTGACCCTGTCCTTCCTCGCCTACTACGAGCCGACCGGCGTGGTCATGCACCCGAGCGACTGGGAGAAGATCGAACTCTCAAAGGACGACAACGGCCAGTACCTGGTCGCGGTGTCCGTCGCTCTCGGCGGTCAGCCGAAACTGTGGAGGACCCCGGTAGTCGAGTCACCGGCAATCGCCGAGGGCACCGCCCTCGTCGGTGCGTTCGGTACCGGCGCCCAGCTGTACGACCGCGAGCAGGCGAGCATCAGGGTCAGCGAGCAACACGCCGACTTCTTCGTCCGCAACGCAATCGTCATCCTGGCCGAGCAGCGCCTGGCGCTGGCGGTCAAGCGTCCGGAGGCCTTCGTCAAGGTCACGTTCAACAGCGCGCCAGCCTGATCTGATCTGAGCTGACGCAAAGACGTCGCCCCCGTCCTAGCCGAGGAACATTCGGCCGGGGCGGGGGCGTCGCTCTGTTGACGACCTACCACGACGAACGAACTTTCGTGGGACAATTGTCCCAGAAATAAACGGGAGAAAATCCTTGGACCCAAACGAAATACTCGCGAAGCTGGTCTCAGGCGAGCTCTTGGTCGTCGTCCAGCAGGAACCGACGAAGCCCGTCCCGACCAAACCCAAGCTCGTCCCCGAGGAGCAGGAGCTCGCCGACTCGCTCGTCGCCATCGCCAAGAAGTACGGCAAGTTCAACGAGGACGAGACCGGGATCTGGGCCGGCTACGAGACGGCCAAGAACAACGTCGTCGCGCACATCGGGGTCAAGTGCGCCAACTGCGCCCTGTACGAGGGCAACGGAGTGTGCAAGATCATCGCCCAGAAAGTCGAGGACGGCGGCAAGTGCAGGTTCGCCGTGATACCCGACGGGGTGGTCAACGGCGTCTACGACCCGGCCAAGACGCCCGTCGGTCCTGTCAGCTCTGGCATGCGGAAGATAAAGGTCAAGGAGGAATCGGCGGCCTCGTGTCCCAAGGCGACCAAGGACATAGCAACGAACCTGAAGAACAGGGCGAAGGCGATCAAGACTGCGACGTACGGGCCGCTGAACCCGAAGGAACCGAACGAGGCCTTTTACAAGAAGCTCGGCGCCGAGTGGGACGTCTCGGCGGACCAGGCGCGCAAGCAGAAGTGCGGCAACTGCTCAATGTTCATCGTCACGCCCGAGATGAAGTCGTGCATCGAGAAGGGCGTTACGGGCCCCAAGGGCAAGGACGAGTGGGAGGCGATCGACGGAGCAGGCCACCTCGGGTACTGCGAGGCCTTCGACTTCAAGTGCGCCTCGGAGAGGACCTGCAGGGCGTGGGTCACGGGCGGACCGATCACCAAGACGAAGTCGGTGAACGTCCGCCAGTCCGTGAAGGCGCTCGGGGCAACCATAGGCGGCAACACCGCGGTCACCGACGCCGCCGACATGATCGACCGGGACGGGGACGGAACGATATTCGACGGAACGCCAGACGAGCAACCAGTCAAGAGGAAGCCCGGCCGCGGCCAGCCATATCAAAGAATGGACAACTCCTTCCTCGAGAAGCGCAGGAGGAGGCACGTTGACCGGTCGCTCAGGGAGCAGGGCATCACCCCGACTCAGGGCAACCAAATACAGGAAATGGAAGATGGGTCGCTTCAGCTTTACGGACGCCCGGACGAGGAGAGGGAGGCGAGGGGACAGGCGAGGGCCGACTTCACCGTCGACGAGGACAGGAAGAGATTCGTGAACAACCAGCTCCGCAAGCGCGGGATCCAGGGCACGATGGGACCGTTCCGGGACGACGAGGAGCGTCAGGCCAGGCGAGAGGCGAGGGACGAGTACAACCGTCGCATGAACGCGGGCAAGCCGAGACAGAAGCCGTCCATCGGGGAACCCGCCAAACCGCCGGTGACGTATCCACCTGGATACGTTCCCGGAAAGCCTGCCGACAGGTACCCGGACCCCGGTGCGTACGTCCCGGGTAAACCAGTTGATCGTTACCCCCAGGCGCAGAAGCCGGGAGTTCGCTTCCCCACGGCCGACGACGCCAGGAAGGTGAACGAGCGAAAGTTCCCGCCCCCGAGGGGCTCGGCGAAACCAAGCACCGGCGGCGTAGTGGACGACGGAAGGTACATCAACGACAACCCGCAGTTCTACGACTTCCAGACACCGGAGGACAGGCAAATCCTCGACCAGCGCAATGACAAGAAGCGCCAGGCCGCGCACGACGCCGCCAAGGAGCGTTACGCCGCATCGGACAGGGAGAGGACTTCAAGTCGTCCCGCCCCGGCTAGGAAGCCAGACCCGAGTTTCCAACCAGGCGCAATACCAACCGGCTCTCGGCAGGCAAATGATGCGGGCTTCAAACCTGGCGCAATACCGGGCGGATCTCGTCAAGTAAGAGATGCGGGGAGGGAACCGCGCAATCTAAAGGAACGCTTGGTCACCAACGTCTTCAAGGACGACGACGAGGATCGGGGACGAACGAGTGATCCATACCTGAGGAATCCATCGAATCGGCCTACGGCGGAAATGCCCGTTTATCGTAACACGAGGCCTACGGCGAAAATGCCCGTTTACGAGCCCCCGAAACAAACCGGTGGAGGGAGATTCAAGGATCGGGACGACCGACGACCGAGACCGGCGACCGTAAATCCTCGCGAAATTCCGGGCCGCGACGTGCAAAAGAATCCTCCGTCTCGTACAAAACCGATAACCAGGACGCCGAATCCGAACCGCCCGAATCCCGACTCCGACCGAGATCAACGACCGCGTACCGGAAGAAATTTCGGCTCGTAGGAGGTAACTGATGCAAAGGTTCTGGTACGGAGCGAAGGTCCTCAACGTGGTCGACGGAGACACCGTGGACCTCATGATCGACCTCGGGTTCAACGTTCACCACAAGATCAGGGTCCGTCTCTTCGGGGTCAACGCCCCCGAGTCAAGAACCAAGGACGCCTCCGAGAAGGAGATGGGCCTGAAGGCCAAGTCGTTCACCAAGGACTGGCTCGACAGGCACCAGTGGGTGTTCGTGAACACCATCCCGGACAAGAACGACAAGTACGGGAGGATCCTCGCGAGGGTCTATTCCTCGGACAAGGTTGACGACCCGACGACGGCGTGCCTCAACGTCGACATCGTGCAGGCGGGGTTCGCCAGGGAGTACTATGGCGTCGGCGACAAGACCTGGGCGGAGTACAAGCACAAGTGAGAGACGCGGACAAGATCGACCTTGACGAGAGGTTCGAGGCCATGGAGAAGCGCATATCGGAGCTGGAGGCGCTCGTGGCGTCGCTCTCCCTACCCAAGCAGAGGAGCGACAAACCCCTGCCGGAGATTCCGAAGTTCGACTGGAAGAACCACCTAGGCATCGCAACCGTCTACGACATCTACAGCGGCAAGGCCGACCTCTAGGCGGTCTCCCTCAGGGGGAGGAGGAAGCTCCCCGCCTCCCACATCAACCCGATCGAGGCGTATCCCATCACGTCCACGACGTTGTCCGTGATCGACTCGTTCTCCGGGTCGTCGGTCGCACCCCTCGCCACGAGGTTCTCGAGGCGCGCAACCTTGTCCTGGATCCTGACGATCAGACCGACCCTGCCGAACCTCCTGATGTTCTCGTGGCCGTAGTCCATCTGCTTCCTGACCAGCACCCCGTGCACGTGGTCGGCGACGCTGGTGCCAGACATCGTGGACTCCGGGCACACCTGCGAACCGAACAGCCTCGCGTAGAAACCCACCTGTCTCCACGCCTCGGTCACAGCGGCGCCCGGCGCGGAGTCGCGCAACACGATGCCGTTCTCGTCAAACTGCAGGTCTATCAGGGAGTTCACGGACCTCCTGAGCATCCTGAGCATCCTGAGAGTTTCGTCCACCCCGTAATCGTCGATGTTCACCATCGGTCGGTAGTGATCTAGATAGAACGGCCTGCACACGTACTGCCCGCTCGCGTTGGGAAGGAACAGCAGGAGCGCGTCCATCGCGGCATCGTCCCACGTTGAGGCCTTCACCGGATCGAACCTATTCAAGGACGGCCGCGTACTTCCTGGCGATCCACTCCGCAACGGGGGCGGCGACGCCGTTGCCGCACTGCTTGTACCTGTGCGTGTCGCTGACTTCCTTGCCCTCGTCGGTCCACCTCGTGTGGTCCCTGGGCCATCCCATCAGCGCCTCGCACTCCGATGGCATGAGCCTCCTCACGACCATGTCCTGCACGACGCCGCTGGACTGCTTCGTCCCGGCGCGCAACGAGTGGTGAACCCCGCCGTCCACGAGCCTGTTGTTGTACTCGTCGTACGCGACGGCGCCGTCGGGCTCGATGACGAGGTTCTCGCCGCGTGACGACGGCACGCCGCCGTCACCGCCGGACCTGAGGGTCATGGCGAGACCGTCGTTGACGTCCGTGTGGGCCACGGCGTGGCCGGCGCCCCCGGTCCTGAGCGTCGGGAAGGCGATCTCGGACGGCTGGGCGTCGAGGCACTGGGTGTGGGAGAAACCGATCGCCTGCGCCACCATCGGGGTGTTCAGGCCGCCCGTGCCCATGAACGCCGTGAGCGTGTTCACCGTGTCCCCCTGCATCCTCACGCCGTCCTGCCGGTGCGGGTGGAAGACCATCGTATCCGGGAGCTCGTAGGCGATCAGGGTCTCGCTGCCGCCGCCGATGTCCCCGCCGGCCGCGCGGAGCGTTCCGATCCCGTCAACGTACTTGGAGAAGCTCGACTGGGTGAACGCCTGAGTGCCAGACACGACGAGGTCGGTGGCGTCCTTGTGGTCGCGCGCCTTGATGGCGGATGCCGTCTGGTCGGAGGCGTAGTCGCCGAAACCGCGCATCCTGAACCCCTCCGGGTCCTGCTCGGTTTCTAGTCCGAAGTCGAGTTGCCCTTGTCCCAGTGCGGGTTCTTGTCCACGACCGCCTGCAGAGCCGCCTTCAGCCGGGGAGGAAGGGTCTTGTTTCTCCTGATGGCCCTTCTTAGAATGCCTGCGCAAGCCCTCGCCGACAGGTAGTATCGGGAAGGTACTTCGCTCTGCGGCGCCAGAATCGAAGAGAGAACACACGAAGACGCGCCTTCGTCGCTGGGGGATTCCGAAGTATTGCGCATCCAGCACTGCCCACTCGACAGCCACAGCCCCTGCGTCAGCCATTTCGTCGAGGACGACCCCGAAGTCAGCGCCCCCGTTGGAGTTGAGGGCTCCTGGGACGTTCTCCCATATTGCCAGTCTTGGAAAAGTTCCGTTTGTTGCATCGCGCATCTCCCTGATAATCCGCATCGCTTCGTGAAACAAACCGGACCGAGAACCGGTGAGACCGGCCCTCTTCCCGGCGACGGAGAGATCCTGGCATGGAGAGCCGAAGTTTATTGCGTCGACTGGCTCCAGCAACCTCCCGTTGACGTCCCTTACGTCGTAGTGCTTCGGAATGTCCGGCCAGTGCTTGCGGAGGATCCGCTGGCACTGCTCGTCCCATTCCGCCTGCCATCGGCAACGCCAGCCGGCGGCCTCAAATCCGAGATCGAAGCCACCGACGCCGGCGAAAAGACTGCCGAAGGTCAGGGTCAGAAGGGCTCTTCCCCGTCAAACGCAGGCTGGTTCGAGCCACCGACCCGTGCGGGTTGCTTGGACTGCGACACGGCGGTGCCGCGAAGGTTGCCGCGACCCTGCTCCTTGCCGTTGCCTTCGCCCTGCGGGCGTTGCTTGCGGTCAAACTTCTCGATGGAGCGGACCGAGATCCCGATCTCGTCGGCGAGCACGTGGATGGCCGAGCGCTTCTTGCCCGTCTCCTTGTCGTCCCAGCTCTCCTGCTCGAGGCGGCCGGTCACGGTGACGCGGACTCCCTTGGCCAGGACTCCGGCGCCGTCCTCGGCGAGGTTCCTCCAGGCGACGACGTTGAAGAAAGAGGTCTTCTCCTGCTTCTCGCCCTTGGCGTCGGTCCAGTAGTTGTTTACCGCGACGGAGAACTGCAGCTTGGCAGTCCCCGAATCGAAGTACCTCACCTCGGGGTCGGCCGTGAGGTTTCCGGTGATTGTTACAGGCGCTAGTGACATGTCAGTATCCTCCTCGTGTCGGTTGAATTCGCCACTCGCAGCATACCATGCCAGACAGTATCGGTCAAGGGCCAACCCCGTGGTAGCCTGAACGACATGACCGCAGGACCCATGACGCCCGAGAAGGCGCGACTGTACGTGATAGACCAGCTGCAGGACGCCATGTTCGAGATGTCGTTTGATCCCGACGGGACCGACTCCGACCAGAAGGAGTTGTTCGATCGTTGCGGGGACATAGCCCGCGGGATAATGGAACTCACCCACGCGGAGGTGACGGCGGTTGACGAGGACGGCAACGCCCACCTGAAGTTCGTGCTCGCGCACCTCAGCGACGGGAAGATACCGCCCAGGGACGGCAAAAAGATAGCCTCCTGATTTCCCCCGCAGTGAAGGACGAGAACAGCCTTGATCCGGCTTTCGTCAAATCGGAATTGGACCAAGCGGAAAAGAAGATCAACAACATCGTCTGCGAACATCACTGGTTCGCGTCGGAGTTCGGTCCGTATTCGCCACTACACCCCAACGGCGAAAAAGAAGACGAGTTTCTTCACGCCCTCGGAATGGCTCACGATTGGCTGAGGCAGGCGATGGTGTACTACGACGAAATGCACGAAAACGAATAGTGGAGCTGGGGGGAATCGAACCCCCGTCCGAGCGGATGCCGAAGAGATTGCTACGACCGTTCCCGTTTCGAAGCTGACGCTGCGTCGCCGACGGGTCGGCTATCTAGTTACCTAGACCGCGTCTCGTCTTTCCAAGAGGTCATCGGTCTTTCCCAACGTCAGCGTGCTTTCCCGCTGTCATCCTCCGCTTCTGTTGCCGGGCTGCGGTGGATCGGCCCCGTGCGACCTTGCGGCTCACG